AGAAGACCCAAGATGTTATCAAGGATTTGGCACAACCACAGGTGTCCAACAAGTTAGAGACTTTTCAATCCCCGTGCATACTATAACACGAGACGGTAAAACCTTCGTTGAATTAGATACATCAGTTCCGACAGGAGCGATGAACTACGGTGGTCTACTCAAGGAAATTCTAACACATGGACAAGAGTGTAAAGCACAGCTTGTCTTGAACAATATGCAAGGTGGAGTATTATCATCACAAGATTACCAATCGGGATTCTGTGACCTAAACTCAGATAACTTGTCTATTGAAGAATCAGTTCAAGCAGGATGTGGAATGTCAAGTGGAGCATTTTACCACAACTTGAGAGCATCAGTTCCAGAATGGAGCCAAGCAAGAACAAGTCAAGAATCCAACTTTGGAATTGACATGTCAAACAACCGTTATGACATAGTTGAAGACATTTGTGAGGGTTATTACACAAACTCATACAAAATGACTTTCAAAGAATGTCGTGAAATCAGAGATTCAAAGATTGAACTCTCAGGTGGACACGTACCAGATTTGAAAGACTATGGAATAGAACTTGAAGCCAAAGTCAATCTCTACAAAGAAGATGGTGGAAAATCAATGGCTAAAGATATTGCAAAGCAAATTCTTGAAGACAAAGTTTCACAACTAATGAAACAACTCAGAGCAATGGAGAATCAATCAGATTGATTCCCACTCTTTTTTTCTTTATTCTATGTTTAGGTAGTGGTGAATCTCAAGATTGTGACTATGAATGGGATATTTTACCACTTGATGAAATACGAGCATTATATGGTGCTGAAGGTAATATTGGTGGGTTTCAAAGAGGGAATCACATCTATGCAGTTAATATTAAAATATTAATTCATGAGGTAGGTCATTTAGAATGTATAATTAATTACTCAGATCCTACTAAGTTAAAACTTTGTCATTTTGGAATAGATACAGAGTATCTAGTTCAAGGTGTTAGACCATATCATGGTTGGGGTGGTATTACAGATAATTCTCCTCCAGAGATACGAGAGAAAGATGCATTTAGAGAGTTATTGTTTAGTAACAAGGAGTATGGAACTTGAATCAATCCATAATAACTAATACTTTAACAATGGAATATAAATTATGAAAGCATTAATATGTCCACAATGTAGTGCATTAGTGGTTAACAAAGTAATACACAATTCAAGTCACTCTATTAATGGAGCCGCAAACGCTTGGGTAGAAGTCGACCTTGTAGTGGATATAAAGGAAGATAGAGTTGCCGAGTATGAGGTATTGACTGAGGAACGCAATAGTTGACAGATCCACTCTGTTTCTATTGTGGTGACAAAGGAGTGTCTTGGTGTGGTTGTGATTGTTGTGATGAAAAATTTATGGTGTGTGATGATTGTGGAAAAGATTTACCAGTTAAACCTTATGAACAGATGAATACTATGGACAAGGAGAAATATGCATGATAACATACACTTGTGTACATTGTAGTCAGTATCCGTGTACTTGTAAAAGACGTTGTTATGGAGTTTGTAGAGGTGGAGTTCAACATGACTGAATTAGTAATTGATTATCCAGTAAAGTATACCTCTCTCTCACAGGGTGATATTACTTTCGTATTAGCACATTTATATTTAAAGAACGTTGATTACAAACAACAAATTGATTTTCTTAAAAAGTCAGGCAGACCATTAATGTTAGACAATGGGGCTTGGGAGTTTGGTTCATCAATGCCTCCTCGAGATTATTTAAAGATCATACAAGAGTTAGAACCAAATTATGCAGTGATTCCTGATGTCTATATGAATACAATACAAAGTGAAAAGATGACTATGGACTTTATGGAAATGTATAATGAAGATATTGATACAGAGTTAATGTTTGTTCCACAAGGTAACAATGCAGAAGAAGTTATAGAGTCTTACAACTCCATGGTTGATAAAATGGGAATGTTCTTTGATGTGTTAGCTGTTGCAAAACATATAGGATCTTGGGCAAATAGAGTATCCTTTACAGATGAATTAATGTCTCAAATTTATGAACCAGTTAAAAATGTTCACTTCTTAGGTTTTTGGAACTGGGATGAATTAGAACAACCCAAGTATGGTGACTGGGAGTTACAATCAATTGATACAAAGTATCCGGTAAAGAGTGCCTATGGTGAAAAGTTTAATTCACAATTAGATTATTATAATACAGATAAAGTTTTAGATCTTGATGCATTCCAAGTAGAAGTTGCATCATTCCAGGATGATTTGGTGAATAGAGGTTGGTAATTAAACTTACTTGGAAAAATATAGATTATGCTGTAGATGAACTGTGTGAATATTTCGACTCATCTATGTATGATGCCGTCTATGGAATAGCCAATGGTGGCATTATCCCAGCAACTCTTGTTGCAAACAGGTTAGGTATTAAAGTCATTCATACTATCCAGAAGAATGTGGAAATACGCAATCTGGAGTATAGTATGGAGAATTACAATTCAGTTTTAATTATAGATGATATTAATGATACAGGTAAAACTTTAAGTAAATTTATGCATTTAGATAAATATCCTTACAGTGTAGCTACACTTTACCAACGAGATGGTACTAAATGGCCTAATGTGTTATATGGTGAGAATATCCCATTCTCAGATTGGGTTGAGTTTCCTTGGGAAAATTATGATAATGAAATACCGGAAAATAACAGCAGAACAAATTAATACTAAATATGGACAATCAAAACTTAGACTCTATGGAAGAGGTGAGGACGGATCAAAACAAGCTTTTGATATTGAAGGACTCCCAAGTTATTTCTACGCTAGTGTTGAGCCCGTTTACGGTCCCGACCTTGCATCTAAAGTCAAATCAATTGAACCTGGATACACCAGTATCTTTGGCAAGGCTTTATGGAAAGTATACACTTACAGTCCCTACGATATCAAGCTACTCGCTGAAGGAAAGGGTGCTCATGAAAGCGACATTCCATGGACTACCAGATGTTGTATTGACCTTAAGATTACAGATGGATTTGAAATCTCTGATATGGGAAAACCCATACCAGTTGCAGACGTTGATCACATCAAGCCAAGAATCTGGGTCTTCGATGTGGAAATTAAGTCACCTAAGAGCATTATGCCCAGTTGGCAGACACCTGAGTATGAAACGGTGTGCGTAGTATTACATGACAATTACGATGATAAACAATATGTATTCAGTATTAAAGACCAAGACGAAAAAAGCATGTGGGATGATATCCTCAAGCTTATGGACGAAAAGGATCCCGACTATATCACGGGATGGAATATTGGATTTGACGTATCTTGGATGTTCGCAAGACTTAGCTACCTCGGGATCGATCCTAATCGATTATCGAGCATGCGTAGAGCAAGAATGCGAGACTGGACTTCCCCAGGCGGACAAATCTTTACTAACTGCAACATTGCCGGACGAATTGTATTTGACGGATTGGAAGCATATAAAACTAAAAAGAATCCTTCTGGACAACTTAGCAGTTATAACCTACACGCCATCGCCGAGAAAGAAACAGGGGATGCTTGGGAAGACTTGGGTCCACAAATTGAAACATCATGGGCAAAGGATCCTCAAGCTGTAATTGATTATTGTAAAAAGGATATTGAAGTTGAACAAAGAATTATTTCCAAAGAACGTCTCATTGAACAAGCCATTACACTTTCTAGACTTAGTGGTTGCTCTCCAGAGAAGACTGTTAAAAAAGAGGCTATTATCGATCATGCCATCCTCCTCAGAAGAGGAAATAGAATCTTGCCTTCCAAACGTAGAAGAGATGATGTTGAGGCAAACGTTAAAGGGGCAGTGGTACTTATGCCTGAACCTGGTATACATCGAAATATGGGTGTCTTTGACGCAGCTGCACTATACCCTTCGATTATCGCGGGCTTTAATATCTCACCGGAAACAAAAAGTAAAGATGGGACTATCCACATTGAAGATGAAGATGGAAATAAGTATTCTTTCATTGACCCTAAGATACAGGAAGGCATTATGCCGCAGGCAATTTCGGAGTTTAGGCAACTAAGAGAAGATGTTCGATCAAGAAAGTATATCGCAGAGGAACAGTTCGGACACGATAGCCCTGAATATGTGGCACTTGAAGAAGAAGATACAGCAGATAAATTCATTATCACCAGTTTTTATGGAGTTAATGGATTTTCCGGATTCAGACTTTTCGATCCTGACTGCGCGAATGCTATTACAGCAGTCGGACGTAAGATTATTATCGGACTTAAAAAACATCTTGGAGAGAATGGTTTTCCCGTCGAATACGGTGACACTGATTCGGTATTCGTTTCAATGGGGGCACTCGCAAATGGTGACAGAGTTAGCGCTCTTATTGCAGAGTACTTGGATACAACATTACAAGCAATGGGCGTTACCGATGTCGCAATTAAAGTCAAGTTCGAGAAGTTCTTTAAATGGTGCATATTCAAACGTCGACGAGTTAGCAAAGGCAAGTATGAACCGGTTAAGAAGAAGTATGTAGCACATATGACGTGGTCAGAAGGCCAAGAAACTGATTATATGTACATTAGAGGATTTGAAACTAGACGATCTGATGTAAGTCCAATTCTTAAAAAGACAATGTTGGAGTTCTTTGATATAATGAGACGTGGTACTTTTGATGAAGCTTTAAAATATTTAAAAACAGTAAAGGATAAGTTCAAAGAGTATTCCCCAATTGAATTAGGGATTCCTCGTCAGATACATGGGAAACATCCTAAGATTGAAAATCCTTGGCAGCGTGGAGTAAGATATGGAAAAGAGTTTTGGAATTTGCAATATGACCTCGAAACCGCACCTAGCTTACTCTATCTACGGGGTACTGGTCTCAATGAATCACTTGACTGTATCTGCATCCAAGCCCAACATGAATTACCTAAGGGATGTGTTATTGACTATGAAATTATGTTTGAAAAAATTATACAGAAGAAGTTCGAACCACTTGTCGAAGCTATGGGTAAGAATTGGAGAAAAGAAATGGAAGGCTTGAAAACAATGGATGAATGGTTTTGAGAGACTGGTTTAAGAAAAATTGGATGAAATACAGCCTAACCTTCGTATTTGTAGTGCATATTATGCAGCTTCCTCATATGTTTTGGGCGGCTGATGCCTACTTAGAATTAGGTGTAGTAGCGAGACAATCTCCTATGTTGGACTTCATATTATATGGGGTAGACTTGTTAGAGATCCCGTCAATTATTCAAGTCGGAATACTATGGATATACCATGTCAAACGTAATAAAGGAATGTAGAAATTGTGTAGCTATATTTACCACAAAATATTATAAATCACTCTGCCCTCCTTGTGATTATCAAGATCGCAAAGGATATTTAAAAGATTATAGATCTAAACTTAAATACAAGATATGGGACTTATTAGGTGACAGGGTTTGCAACCAATGTGGGTTTGATAATGAATATTTCTTAGAAATAGATCATATAGATTCTGTTTCTGAAACAGATAAGAAACGATTAGATTATAGTCAATTATGGGCATTAATGAAGAGAAATCCAATTATTATAACAGAATATCAATTACTGTGTATGGCCTGTAATGTTTTAAAAGAAGCGGACCGATTAAGATTAATTCAAAATGGAAGTAGTAAGTAAAGGATGCGAAGCGTGCAAAATTGGATTTGAAGTTATTATTGGACAAGAGTTCTTATGGAATTACTGTCCAAGTTGTGCCAAGCCATTACAGTTGGAGGCAGAAGGAATAGAAATTGAGTACTCCACAATTACCCCGATTGATACGTAAGACAGCATTTATGCAGTATAAGAACTGTCAACGGAACTTTTGGTATTTTTATAATGATGATGAACGATATGATGGATATGGGGGTAAAAGCAGTAATCCTGCTCTACAGCGGGGTACTGATTTCCATAACGCTGCTGATTTATTCTTTGATAATATCAATGCTACCTCCTTGGATGGTTTTCGGGCCGCTTTACCTTTCGGTGATAATCTTCACTATTATTATGATTGGTTTGCGAAGGTTGAATGGCAACGATATCAAGATTTAGAAAATAAAGATTACTTTAAACCTCTAGCTTGTGAACTCATAGTTGAAGGTGCACTAACAAAGGGTCACGTTGACCGTATAGATCAAATTAGTGAGACAGAGTTACAAGTTGTAGAGTATAAGACAGGAAAGTCTTACGATATGTCCAAGTCTTGGGCTCCAACTAAAATGAATGCAGAGATTGGTTTCTATGCTAGGTTAATTGAGGAGGGTAAACATTACCCAGACTTGAAGATTAAATCTTGGAAAGTTATTAACCCTACATTACAGAAACAATGGGTGAATAAGATTAGTCCTATTACATTAAGAGCAGTTGATAATTCAGTTCTTGAAATGGTTAATAAGATAGTTGCAACTGGTACATTTAGAGAAAAGTTAGAAACTCTGTTTCCTAGGACGATTACTCCATTATGTGGTTGGTGCCCATATACAGAAGACTGTTTAGATAAACCTTATATTGATGACTAAAGATAATGCAAATATAACTGAAACTCAAAGAGTCCTAGACCACCTACGTAGAGAGAGAGAGGAACAGGTTAGACTTGGCAGTCAAGGCGCTCTTATATTAGCTAGAAAAGAATTACCAGATACAATAGTTGAGGAAGGTCAATTAACTGTTGAACAAACATTTATAGCTTATTTGCAAACTGTGGATCAACAAGTGCAGAATATAATGTTTTTAGAAGAGGTGTATAAATCCCATATTAAATTAATGAAAGAGAATGATAAATAATTATGCCTCGAATTTATGTAGCAGGACCATTATTTAACGGTCACACTTTATCGTATGAAGCTGCCCTAGGTAACTGGGAAAAAGCTGCCTTAATTACAGACAAATTAATGCAGAAGGGTTGGGCAGTTTATACCCCACATAATAGTTATCATATGTCACAGTTTATTTCAGAACATCAAAAACGCGATATCTCCTTTGAGAGATGGATGCAACAAGACAGTTCATGGCTTAGTCAATGTTCAGCTTTATATTTCTTAGGACATAGTAAAGGTGCTGATAGAGAATTAAAATATGCTCTGGACAATGGTATTACTGTTTACTTAAACTTGAATGAAGTACCAAATGTTGAGCCTGATAATTATTTATGTCCTGAGTGTACTGAGGTTGAACATTATCACACTCCTTATAGAGAAGAGGATGATGATAGTTGATTCATGATCCTAGAATAGTTGAAGCTGATAGACAATTACAAGCTGATACATTAGATGAGATTAGAAAACGAGTGACCAATATTGATATATTTATGCAACGTAATGATGCAGCTTTACGAGATATAGCCAAAGTATTAACAAGTTTAACCTTGGCGCATCTAGAACACTTTAAAAAATGGGATGAGAAGAACTGTGAATAGTGAAAGTGAATATTATATTAAGTTAATCACAGAGAAAGCTGATGACATTGTCTTTGGTATAAAGGATCATGATTATAACAGTACAGAGGGTTTTAAAGTAGATATTTTAGACTATTACCAACTAGCACCAATTGAGAATATGTTACATGATATTAACCGTAAAGTCCTTAGATTACAATCTCTTTTAATGAGCGGCAGGGCACCAAGTAATGAATCAATTGAAGATAACTTTACAGACCTGTTGAACTATACACGCATAGGTTATGCGGTCTATCAACATTTTAAGGCCTTAAAAGAAACTAATACTATGCCTGGACACACACCTAAAGAAAAGAAAAAGAACAAAGGAAAAAAACCTAAATGATTTGGCGAATATTTACCCATATGTGCAGATTTACGCATAATGTACCTCCTGCAGAATGGCTCAATGATGATTCCTGCTTGACCCCGCATCAGCACGGCTTTGACCCAAATCCTCTTTGTAAAATTGAATTTAGATGTGCAACACAAGAGATCATCGACTTTAAAGATATCAAGAAATATGCTTTAGATATTATTTCAAATGCAGGCACGGTAATTAATCCAGAGGAGGAAGATGCAAAAGGATTCTTGATCCAACCAGCTTACTATGACTTTGGGACAATTATAACAGAAGATCTTATTGATGACTTTAAAAAATTAATGTTTATAGCCTTAGATGAAGCCGGAGCTGGACCAATTAGAGTTCAGGTCTTTTTAAATGAGACTAGAAAATACGCTGTCTGGGATGACGGTGTAATGTTACAATCTGACGACGAGCTGTTATAACAATGGGTATGGTTTCAGGCCATTGCACAAAGTGTTATGGTTCAGGTTCAATGCGTTTTAGAGATCAGATTGGTTCAATTAGATTTAAACCTTGTCAACATTGTAATGGTATGGGAAGAAAAATGATGCAAGATGGTGGAGGAGAACATCGTATCTCAAAGCAAATCATTAATGGACTTGGCCCAGGAATTAGAAAGGGTCATTCTAAATATGCAGCGGCAGATGGAAAGACAGGTTACGGAAGAAGATAGTTCCATTAATTTAATACTTAGTAATAACAAATTATAATTATGAAATGTTTTGAATGTGGTTATACATCGTCATTAGATCCTATGAATCCTTTAGGTGGTCATGGTTTTTATTGTGATGGTTGTATTTTGAAATTAGCTGAAAAATATTTAGAGGTTAGAGATTAAAATGGATATGCATTTATTTGAGAAACCTTATCGTACTATTAATGGTGAGGCAGAACATATAGGAAAACCTTGTGTCTTTGTAAGATTTCAAGGATGTAATGTTGGTTGTAAATGGTGTGATGCTATGGGAACATGGCCTCAAAAGAGAACACCTAATACCTTTACTAATGAATCCTTGATGGATTATCTAGACTTGAACTTTACACAGACTAAACGTATTTGGATTACTGGTGGTGAACCAATGGAACACTTTGCAGAGATTAAATCATTAATTGATTATGCTGCAGAGTATAGACACATCCCAAGAATTTGGCATCTAATTACATCAGGATCTGTATATGATGAAAAGACACTTATGTGCTTTGATCATATAACAATTGATATTAAGCCACCTAGTGCTTATGCAAAGTCAAATGCAGCTGATAATCATTTCATTAAATTATGTATGGAACATATGGATTTACAAGACAAGGTAGAGTTCAAGATGGTCGTTAATTATGATGAAGCAGATATTAAATTTGCCGAACAAAAGATTGATGAATTGGCTCATTATAAGAAAGACATTACAATACAGCCAATGTATTGGAGTGAACCTGAAGTTAAAACTGAGCTAGCTAAAGCACAAACTATAAAGAATACTAAAGGATTCTTAGAGGCATTTCAACAACCAAAGACTTGGCCATCATATGGACAATTTGCAGAACGATTTATGGGTAATGGGTATGAGAATTTAAGAGTACTACCACAGATGCACAAGATCTATTGGCCTGGAGAAATGAATGGTATCTAGTGAAGCCCTCACAGTGTTTACAATGTCATTAAGAGAGATTATGGACAAGTTTAACATCACTGGTGTTGTTAGGAATGCTCGTATATCTGATAAACTTACTTGGGTTGAAGCTGATAATGTCTTAGTTTTGGAGGTTCATGATGGAATCTAATAGACTAGTTAAAGATGTTACTCAATTAGTAATGAATGAGAACAGATCTTATGGTATTACCCCATCGGAGAACCTTAATGATGAGGCAGCTAAAAACTTTACAGATGAATTTACTTATAATGCAGAGTTTGTTCTACAAGGACTACTTGCAATGAAAGCTATGAATGGTAATAGTCTGAAAGACGTTGGGTTGTATATACCAAAGAAGCCATATCCTTTAATCATCGATAATGGTATTCAATGTTACTTGATAGCACCAAGAGGATTACCTAATGCCAGTTGAAATTAAAAATGAACAAAGTACCACAGAAGAAAGAGATCTAGGTACTAAGCTCGTAGACAAATATAAACGAGAAAGTAATATCTTATTATCTGGTTATATTGAACAACATGATGTGTTATTAAGAGTTAGAAAGTCACAAGGTGATGTTATTTATATGGAACAAAAAAAGAAACCTTGGGCAGCATATAAGAAAGCTGACAAAGCATTACATGATAAATTTATGGATGATGCAGAAGTATTAGGTTTTAAGATGAGGGCAATATAATGAATAAAGATTCTGTTACAGTAAATTTATTAGAACTAATGCATGCTATGGGCTGGGATAAGGATCCTAATTTTGATGAAACACCAGCTAGAGTTACAAAGTGGTTATCTGGTTATCAATCATTAACTAAAGATGAATGTAAATCTAAATCAATTGAAGATTTAAGTAAAAGATTCCCAACTAACAATACTAACATGGTTGTAGTAGGACCAACTAAATCATTTTCATTATGTCCACATCATTTACTACCAATTGAATATGATGTCTGGGTTGGTTACTTACCAGGTACTGAAGTATGTGGCTTGTCAAAGATACCAAGAGTGATCCAAAACTTTAGTAGATATCCATTTATTCAAGAAGACTTTACTGAAAACATTGCACTAGCAATTGAGGAAGGTTTAAAGACTAAAGGTGTTATGGTTTGGGTATCGGGTGTACATAATTGTATGAGAATGCGAGGTGTCAAACAACCAAATGCAAAGACTACTACATCAGCTTTAAAAGGATACTTTAGAAATCCACCGCCAGGTAAGGATCCTAGAGGAGAGTTCCTTGAAGCTATACGTGGAATCAATACTTAAATACCATATAAGGAATTATAATTATGAAGAAAAATTGTGAACATATAACTCAATGTGAAAAATGCGAGAGCAATATTTGCTCATATTGTGTAGAAGATTGTGATGGGTGTTCAATTGAAGCCTGTGAACCCTGCTTTGTAGAACATATGAAGAAATGTGAAACCTGTTCAGTGTTAACTTGTCCACAAAACTTTGCTGGTAAAATGTGTTTATCCTGTGATGCTCAAGCTAATATGAAGGTATATTAATATGGAAATGTGGGGCAAGAATGTTGAGTCAGTGTGGAGATCAGCAAATACTTTACTAGAAGTTGGTTGTAAAAATACTTTAGTTATATTATCAGGGGGAATGGATTCCGCTACTTGTTTGGCATTGGTTAAGTATATGAAACCAAAGTCAATGCATGCTATTACTTTCGATTATGGACAAAAACACAATAATGAAACACTCCAAGCTCAGGAGATTGCTAACAGGTTCGACGTCGGGTGTACTGTTATTGATCTTAATAATCTCGCTGATCATTTCAATACGGCTCTCGGGAAAAATTCAACCTTAGAGATACCTGAAAACCATGTAGAAGGTGAAGTTCCTAATACATATGTACCTTTCAGGAATACAATCATGTTATCAATTGCTGCAGGTTATGCAGAGAGTTGGGGATATGAACAAATTGTATATGGTGCAAATGTAATAGACTATTCTGGCTATCCAGATTGTAGACCTGAATACATTGATGAGATGAATGATGTATTAAGAATACATGGTTCACTATCTATTCAAGCACCAATTGCATTATTAACAAAGACTGATGTAGTAAGACTTGGTGAAAAACTACAAGTACCTTGGGAATTAACATGGAGTTGTTATAGAGGTGGAGAGAAAGCTTGTGGCAAATGTCCAAGTTGTAAGTATAGGAAAATGGGATTTGATGGAGCACAAGTTAAAGATCCAATCACTTATGAAGGACCTAGCGACTCTCAAGAGTAGAGGGTTTGGGCGAAGAGCCTTTATGGAGAAGAAGTACTATCTATTAAAGAAGTATGGTTTAATTAAAATGGATGAAGATTTATGAATATAAAATATTGCCCTGGTTGTAGACAAGGTTGTTTCAATGAGACACCTCTAAGTAACATATGGTATTGCCAAGCCTGTAAATTAAGAATTTACATATCATCAGTTGCCAAAGTGGAAGTTAAATAATGAAAAAAGAATATGAACTGATAGTAGACAGTCGAGAAAAGAGTAATGCTACTGATGTATTAGATAAAGCAGGTATTGCATATACTAAAGAGGCTTTGCCTACTGGTGATTATATGATTAGAGTCCCTGAAGGAGAGATCACAGTGGAAAGAAAACAAATGACGGACTTTATAGGATCTTTAATGAGTGGAAGACTTGAAGAACAACTCCGTAGACTCAGTGAGCATAAAGTTCCTATCCTTGTTATCACTGGATCATTCTCTGACTACAAGCGCTTTGCTAAATTCAAACACTTTAGCCAGGAGCATGTCGAGGGTGCAATCGCAAGTTGTGTTGTCAAGTTCGGACTTAGAGCTGTTATATGGATTCAGTCAGCACAAGACAATCCGCACGCTGCAGGAATTAAGATTACGACTAAGATCTTACAAAAGATCGCTGAAGGTAAGATTGATCAAATGCCTGATAGGAAACTCAAACGATTTAAAACAGACGCTCCATCATTGGACATCGTACGAATGATGTGCGGTGTAAGTGGTGAAACTGGTAAGAGATTACTAACTAATTTTGGTTGTATTAAGGGAATTATAAATGCAACAGATGAGGAATTACTCAAAGTTAAAGGAATGGGTAGAACTAGAATTGCCAAGTTAAGGAAGGTATCAGAATAATGAAAAATTGCACAACCTGCAAAGGACGAGGTTACATATTGAGACCATTTATCACAAGTGAAAAAATTGTTTGTGAATGCGGTGGTTGTGGGTGCGTAGACTAGTGAAATGTTTAACTTGCCCGACAAGGGGTAAACCTAGAAATTTTAAATGTTGGTTAGAATGGCAACAGTGTAATACCTGTGCTCGACGTGACCATCCTGAGTTTTATAAACAGGGGTATGATATGCAGAGGATCCGGGTAAGTCAAAAATCAAGGAAATTATTAATTAACAATGAATCGAAATAGCACGCAAATAATGGGTGAAATATTAGAGATCTCGCAAGAGTCTGTCCCTACTAGCACTATACTTCGATCCGTTAATCTACCACATCCCAGGTTCAAGGGATTTGTAACAAAATTAATTGAATCAGGGTTGTTGGTAAAAATACAAAACAATTATGTGATTACAAATAATGGAAGAATCTACCTCAGCGAGTATAAGAAATTCTACAATCTTGCAGGCAACTTCGGATTGGAACTCTAAGATTCCAGCTTGTAGATATTGTGGTACTAAAGCTAATTCAGATACTATTTTAAAACATCAAGGACTGCCCGACAAGTGTCCTAATGGTAAATGCAGAAGGTTAACTTCATATCTTACAGACAGTGAGATAAAGTTTAATGAAATAAAACGATTAGAAGGAAGATGGAAGAATCATGTTAAGAAAGAAGCTAAGGTGATTCCCAAGTCTTATTTATGTTTAGAATGTGAATTAATATATGAAACCGAATCCCTCCTCCAAAGACACTGTGAAAGGCGTCGACACATGCAAAGGCCCAGCAGTTGATTGTTTAGATTGTCAAGATTTACATTTTAAATCTATTGCACATGAGTGCCACTGTCATTATGATAAGAAACAGTTACCTAATCTTGGTGAATTTATTGATGCAAAACTAGAAAGCGTATTTTATGTAAGAGATCAAGAAACCAAAGACTTGGTTGGATTACGATTAATGTTTGATAATGGAAAAGTTTTAACAATTAAAACTACAGAGGTACAGGTTGCCAGACGTATATAAGGAAATAATACTTGAACTCGAAAAAAGACACGTTGCTGACGCAAGAACAATTGGACCATTCTACATCTCAAGCATGGCAACTCATATGCTCAACATTGTTAATCAGACCAAGAGAATCTATACTGAAGGAGGATTGCCTGCCAATCTTAGACAGCATATACTCTACGTTGCTCCTCCAGGATTTGGAAAGTCTTATTATGTTAAACAATTCTTAGAACATGAAGACTATTCAATTTTAAAAGGTGTAACCTCATTTCCTGCCTTCTTTGAAGGTTCAATGACTGAGGCTGGTTTAATTGGTTCTATTGACCCTGCGACACCTGGCCAACCTCCTCGTAAGATGTATGGCTTGGCTGGCGGTGAGGGTTCTAATGCTATTGTTGGCATGGAAGAATTTGCAGCAATTACTAATTCTATGGTTCAAGAGTACAATGCTGGTCTTGATACTGCTTTACTTACTATGCTTGATTCGGGTATAGTCAATAAGAGATTAAGAAATGGAGATTTAAAATATACTAGTAACATGACATGGTGGGCTGGAACACAACCAGCTAGATTTGACCTATCATCAGGGTTAGCAAGGAGGTTTATCTTTGTAACCAAGTATCCAAAGTGGGATGACTTTAAATTAATGTCACAAAGACGCAGAGCTGCTAAGGGTATTACAAAGTCTGCGCAAAGTAGTAAGATTTTACACGATATATTAGATCAAAGGTTTGCTTTGATCAGACAAAACGTAACTGGTATCAAATTTAAGGACGAATTTTATGAATTAATGGATAAAAAGAAGATTATCCACTATGAAGAAGCCTTGTATGAGAGATTAGCCATCGGGTATTGGGCTATGAAAGAGGTATCTTTGAATGGGGACATCGAAGTCAGACTAGATCCTGAGTTAGAACGCATAATAGAGATCGAACATGACAATAGAAAGCAAATTAAGAAAGGTGCAGTGTCATCTATGGTTTGGAACATAGTTAAAGACCTACAAAGTATCGGTAAGAAGGAATTAATGGATAAGTTGCTTGATTTGTCTATGGATTATGATGAAAGTCGGTCAATATTGAACAATTTGCTGGCTTTAGGATATTTAAAATACAATTCAGAGAATGATACGCTCATTCCTAAGAGAAGAAAATGATTGAATATGAGCCACGGGGCCATTTGACCTTAGGCTTTAAAGATAAGTGGATATGTACATATTGCGATGTGTGGATCCCATTGATCTACTTTTTAAGACTAAGAAAATAAACAACTTGTGTATACCATTTTTATAAGGGTAAATTTATAAAGTATTATGAAAGAGTGTGCTAATCACTATTACCAACCTAATGGATCATGTTATTGTATTCATTGTGGAAAATTAAAAAATTAAGATTATAGTCCTTCGACTCTATGATTAAAAAGTTATTCGCTTTTTAATTGGCCAGCTAAGGTTACTAATTTGTTACCCAAGAAGCTTGTACCTATTACTGATACGAATACAGTAATTGCATTTGCGTCTGTGAGTTCCACATTTAGTCCTTCGATGACTACTAATGCTGCGAGTGTTGCTATTCCTAGTGAATATGCAAATTTTCTCCATACCCAAGCTTTGCTCTCATTACCGAGTGCTGTTAAGCCTGAGACAGTTAAACCTGCAATACCGGCCAGTATTAGTGTTGTTGTCATGTTTTCAAAAACCATTTTTGTTCTCTCCTTTAACTTTCAATTGATTGATTTTGAATCTTTCTCAAGATTGCTTCAATCACGCCTGTTAGCGATACAGATCTTAATCTTACGATCCCTGTATCAGTAGATTCTAAACTCAATTTAACACTTGAGGGAGATGCATTTATCTCCATTATTCGAAAATTACCTTGAATTTGTTTATCAGGTTGGTATATGGGGAATGTGTCTCCCGTTTGTAGATTAGAACGATTAAATTGCGTTAAAGGAACCTCGCCTTTAATGGTTGGAGTTAGTTTATTAAATTCATTTAACAGAGTAGTTGCAACAGCAGTTAGTTGGGTTACATCAGTTAGTTGATTGTTGGCAACAGTTTTTTCATAATCAAATCTTAATGTGGTGAGTGATGAAACATTATCAGTAATTTGAATACCTGAATCACCATCTCTCTTACCAATAATATTAATTTCATTACTAAAGTTATCAACTGAAATTTCAGGAGTGGATGTGATAGTGATATCAAGTGGTTCAGTTACTACTTTTCCTTTTGTACCCATATAAACTATGAAAGATCTATTATCAAACCATACATCTTTGCCTAAGATCTCGCCTAAAACATGGAGAGCATCAAAGTGATTCTTATAAGGGAAGGCTGCAGTGACAACATCAGTTGGAAAATCTACATCTAATGACCATACTTGGGGCATAGTAGTGTCAGCGTTTGCTGAGGCTATAATATCACCGGCAATAAGGTTTGCAGCTTTTTTATATTCCTCATGATCAGTTAAGAAGATAACATCACTGTTTGCATTCTCCATGGCATATTGGGTTTTAATAATGTGGATAATATCAGCTGGTGGGACTTTCATAAATCTAATTTCTTCTAATTCACCATCAGTGGTGGCAGTCTGACCAGTGTTGTTACCAATGATTAGATTGTTACCAGCATCTGAATCTGCTGTAGTGCCAGGTGCTGTTGTCTCAGTTAAAGTGGTTAAATCAACAGTTCTTGCTACACCGTTGATGTAAATGGTAGGGTTATTTGCCGCAGATGAATCATCATATTCAATATCTAATCGAAAAGGTGCGAGTATTGGTATGTCAACTGCTGTATCCCATTGGGCAGTAGTAGCGGCTGCATCCCATTCATTTTCAAATCTAAGTCTTACATTACCGGCAGTGTCTTGATCTTGGGCAATAACACGCCATGATCCTTTACCAATAATCTCACCAACACTACCTTCACCATCAGATGTCAAGTCAATCCACATAGTTAACCAACCGTTAGCGGCATATAGATCATCAATTGTTGCACCACTAGCACAGTCTATTTTAGAATTAAGGGCATCAAAGGAGGCAGCATCAGCTATCTTACCTGTTACATAACTTATAGAAGTATCAGTACCATCGTTATTATTTTCAGTAGAATCTAAAGAGGAGGAGTGAAGGTGCTGTACCATGTTGTACCCAAAAGTAGTCAAGGTAGTAGCACTGTCCACTGTATAACAATTCTTCCAAACATTAACTATATCTTGTTGATTTGATGCTGCTGCATTATCATAGTAGATATAGAATTGAAAGTTTGAGGTGTCAGACACTTTAGGTACCTTAGCCCATATGACTAATTCACCCGTGGTTGTATCGTACTTTTCAATTTCATGCGGAATAATTGTTACTCCATCCTTCTGAGTGATGACAAAGTCATCGCCATCAGCTTGTGCATTGTTTGCGAAACTTGTGTTTGAGGGTATATTAATTAGTAATGGGAAATCTTTTATTTCGTCGGCCACTTTGGTTTTTAACACTAAACACTTTCTCCTGTGTAACCATAAAGGGTCCATCCATTTATCATCAGTATAGTTTAATTTCTTTTCACCATCATTAGTAAAGACTTTGCGAGTTAAGTGAAATGCTTTCTCACATACATCGACAATCATCAGACTAGGCGTTTCTGCCCTGCCACAAATCACACCATAGAAAGGAGTTAGAAATGGTAAGAATATTGATCGCTCTATTTGGATGTTTGCCTGTGCAAATTCATCATTAGGAATAGTTGTTTGAAATGTTTTAATTTGATTAAGTTTATCTTTTAAAATCCAATTAGATGTTTTATCAAATTTAGCTTTCGCTTTGAATGGCTGTTGCCCAACCACTCCAGCTGTATCAGCTGCATTGAATTTTATAATTGTAGTTATTTGTGTCAAATATTACAGTTAGGACATATGACGTTACCGTCAATTACAGGTGCATTAGTATATCGTGTGTGACACTTATTACAATACCCCGATTGGCTAACCTCTGATTTGTTATAACTAATGACTTTAGGAAGTTCTTCTTTATCTACGAAACCTGTAACGGCTAAGTCTTCTTCTTCAAATCTATCTTCACTGGACATAACTCTAATCGCTCACTATCATATATAATTGCACAGGGAACTCATAACTAAAGACTGGCCGTTCTCTAGTGTCTGAGGCTCCAATTTGATCAAATTTAATAATAGTTGTAATTGTGGTCATCGCCAAATAAACGCATAAGATATTAGAGCTGCATCACCGGAATTAAGAACTATCCCAGCTGCTAAAACACCTCGTGCAAATAAATCACCTGTCACATCTGGGGTAAAGAATATAGCTAATTCGTTAATAGTTTGAGGTCTAGTATATTTTGTTGAACTAATAAAACCATCAATTGTTATATGAAATGGTGATGAAGATGATCTAGTTTGAGATGTTGCAGGTATACGATCAGCTGTGGTTAAAGGGGTTTCAGTATCAGTATCACCAATGACTGGTGTAGTAGTACCTGAACCTGGTTCAATGAAACCAATATCTAAATTAGTTACTTCTGCTCCAACTAAAATATCACCCATATGTTTAAGTCCCACATCAGTTAAAATATTATAACCAATTTGTTTAGATTTTGACCCATCTGGATGAGTAATTATAACTTGTAATTTTCCATATCTATGAATGAGCCCTAATTTAATACCAGCTGATACTATGAAAGTTTGAACACGTCTAGGTAATTTACCATACCAATGAGATTTAGATATTCTAAAATTGTCAGTAATATTCATAATAATTAACTAAGGCTTACCAGCTTTATGATCTGAATGGCCCTTCTTACCATTATGATGATGATGATACTCATGTAAAAGGTCTATTTTAGTAAATACCAGTACGTGTATTATATATGATGAAGCAATTCCAATAGGCCAAAACACGGGATCCCCTTCAAGAGCAATATACCAGGCAGCTAGAACTGAGGCTTCAAATATAATATGAAAGCCTACTTTGATAACATTCTTTGTAAAATGCTCTTTCCATTTCCAATTAGTCATTTCTTTTTAATTATTAATGCATTCAATGCAATTGATATACCAGATATATCCTCTTTTTTAATAATAGCTGTGACTTTAGGCTTGCTAGGTGATCTGTCCACATTGCCTTCAAATGGAACATCACATATAATATTCTTGCAGGGGATAGAACCTATTTCTTTATTATCTTTCATGTACGTACAATACCAAGTATTTTCATGAATATTGTAACGAAGTGAAATATGATCAAAATCTTCTTTAATTGATTGTACTATCTGATTTCCTATATCCCCCTTGCCAGTAAGTACAAATTCACCAGGCTTTACCTCATCCAATATCTCAATATCCTTCTTGGCTACAACAAATCTACCATGCCACACACCATCTTCCCAAGACATTGTACTAAACGGACAGTTGACTTTGACATTATCTGCAATATAGTTGAAAAGATGTTTATTATTTACATCCATGAAATTCAACATCCATTTATGATTATTAGGATCGCCTTCGGCGTAAATAAATCCAATCTGTATGTGATCATAAACCATTTCAGAAGTTAATAAATTTGTATTTTTATATTTCTTTGCAATCTCCTTAAGAGACATCGAGCCTTTGGGAGTTTCTACACCTTGATAATCATTATCAAAGTTTACAAAGTAAAATGGCTCTTTATCATTCTCAATATCAATAAATACCTTCGGAATAATCTTGAACTTTATTATGTGCCCAGTTTCTGTTTTAATCTCTATAATATGTTCATTAGATTTTATAGGTTTAAATAATGTCATACTTTTTCTATTACTACAACCTCTGTACTTAAAGACTTGTGATCTAAACAACTTTACCTTATGATTTGATATTGTCAAAAATACAATCGGCATACGGGCCATCTTGGTTGACATAATGAAAAAAGCCTTGGGCTTGATACTTGACTCTTTTATCAGCTTCCTGTCTCCAGTGGGTTAATTCACATCCCATGTAAATTAATCCGTCACCAGGTTCTAAAATAACTTCGTAATCCTTATCATCACTTCCTGTAATCCATATTGGCCAAGAATAATCTCCATCATACCCCAAATTCATAGTGACGGACACTTCACAGGCTGGTCTATCTTTATGTGGTGCTAACATGGATATGGCATTATATTTTCTAGAATAATTGTATGTTGGATATAATTTATAATCGGTAAGTTTTTCAATTTTTGGTAATAGCCTAATATGTGTTTTATTAAGTTCTATATTGTTGTAAAATGCCGGAGCACCAGGAGTTAGTCTATCATCTTTCCCAGTTAATTCTCTAAAATATTCTAATAAATTTGGAATGTCTTTGGTATGATTATTAACATCATATAATCCTCGGACTACAAGAAATCCAAGATTCATTGATATTTATACGATCCTTCATTGATAGATAACCAAAAGTTAATACTAAATCGCCCATCCTCAAACTTATTGCCCAACAACTTTACCGTTTCAACAGCATGCCATGTTGTATCAGATTGAAATATAACTGCTCTATTATGTTTAGGTTGAATTTTGAGTGTATCAGATAAATTATTTCCTGCCAATATTAATTCACCTCCTTCGAATTGTTCAGGTTCATTGTTTAAATAATAACACAAAGTTACCAGTCTACTGTTGGTACCCAGTGATCGATCTGTATGATATCCATAGAAATCACACATTCCGTAACGTGAAAGAATAGTCTCCGAGTAGTTAGTAGAATTTAATATATGAAAGAAGCCTTTGTTCGTAATTGATTTTAGGAACATAGGATGTAGTACTTCATCATGAAGTGCCTTTAATATCACTGATTTTTCTCTTTTATTTTCGTATAATGTATCTAAATATACGACATCATTCTGTCTGATTTTTTGTTTGTCATATTCTATTTCTTTTAGACAAGCATCACAGCCATCTTGAGCATGTGCAACACCTCGTGTTTTAGCAGGTACGTAAAATGTTTCTAATCTAGAACATTCTTCCAAACAAGCTTGAGCCAACTTTGGGGATAAAAAATTATCAATAATGATGTGAGGTTCTGGTGAATCGTAATAGTTAAAAGTTTTCAAATTCTTATATGTCCATTAATTGTAATTCTAGTTCCATATTTAATAGGTTTGACCCTATGAGGTATCCATTACGACAATTATAATTATTTTGTCTAATACACTCATAATTTTTGTATATATGATACTGTTAGACTTACAGGGTCATTTGTTGTACTCCCGTGATCATGGCTACCTCCTGTTCCCGTTGTATATGATGCTGAAGCACTGGGTGTTGGTGAAGTTAATGCGTGACTGTGTGGTCTCCATGAGCCACCACCTCCACTAGAACCATTTCCACCTGAACCACCAGCAGCAGTACTACCAGAAGTTGTATGGGTGTGACTACTAGACCCCGTATGTGTGTGAGTTGTAGCTGTATGTGTGTGAGTTGCAGCACCACCTTGTGTGCCTGGGTTTGTACAAGCATTAGGTATTGTTCTGATATATCTATCCAATAGATTAGGAGTATTACAATTTCCATCGGCAATTCTAAATCCTGCCGGAACAGAAGAATTAACACCTGTCCATAAACCAATTAACCCTGGTGAGACTCCAGGATTATGCAAACTAACACTGGTTTTTTTAATAACAGCTAACTCGTGATATTGTGGTAAATTGCAAGAATTAGCATGTTGATGTGCACCAGTACTACATGTTAATCCGCCAATAGTGGTACCGCTAACAGCACCAGACCCAGCTCCGTGTGCGTGACCACCGGTGATAGGCATTGTGGCAGGATTATATCTCCACACACTAGTATTTGATGCGGGTCCAAAACATCCCACACTATGAGAATGGGATGAACCTGTGGCAGTGTGAGTGTGATTACCATTAGAACTGTGTTGATGTGTAGCAGCCCCACCGGTAACTTGAGGATTAGTGCATGCATCTGGAACTCCTTTAATAATTTCATTGGATATATAATTTGAATTAAGAGAATAAGTAATTGGTATAGCAGAGATGGCTAAATTAGTATAAGCACTAACACCTGTTGGGATATGATTCAATCTCATACTAATTGTAGTGCTGTTCTTTATGATATGTCTAATTGTAATATTAGATGGTTCAATATTTTGTGTATCGTGAGTGTGTGCACCAGTACTACATGCTGTACTTACTGTGAATGTAGTTGATCCAGAAGTTTGATTGTGGGTATGGGCTGTACTCGAAAAGCCACTGAGCCCTGGACAACCTGTAAATGCCCCAGCGGGAGTACTTGATCCACCAGTATTAATGGTGTGAGTATGTCCTGGTGTAGGAGATCCAGCAGCGTGAGTATGACCAGCTACTGCAGTAGGTTCACAGTGGGTATTTGCACCAAGACTAGTACCTGGATTAGTACATAAGTTGGGAATATTTTTTGGATATTTAGCAAACAGACTACTTTCGTCTATAAATTCTCCTGGTAAATCTCCTGCGTTACCATCATGTAATAATACTAAAGATGAAGGTACACGAGCTTGTCTAAAACTTCGAGATACTAATTACAGTCACCACACAAAATAATTACATCATCTTCTATCTTGGTAACATATGACAGTCTTCCTTTGAGAATACTATTGTAACCAACAATTCTTGGTTTTGTTGTTCTTGAAATTTTATGGGTAGGTTGATCTAGAGTATGACCAAAGGCTTGATCACCTGTAGTGCCTATAAAATTACATTTATCACATTTGTATGCAGATACATCTTGTTTAATTTCTTGTTTAACTACTTTAGTTTCAAATTTCTTTTTACATTTTTGACATGCTTTAGGTACTACACCACCGCCTATTTGTAAGACATTACCAACTTCGTCTTCCTGTGCATTACCCGATTTAATAAATTTCCACTTCATATTCCCCATACCTCCAACTGTTGCATGGTCGCGGTACCAGAAGTTGTATTTTCTAAAAAGAATTCTATTGTATGAACTGCATTATTAGACCATCCTGTTGCATCAATGGTACCTGTTACTTTTACATATGATGTTGAAGCTGTAGATAAATCCAAGTCACCTGAACCTGTAAGATCATGCCCTACACGGAGGTGTGCTGTGTTTGCTGAAGCCTTTAGCATGGCAACAATTGTAATTGTATTACCTGTATATCCTTCGGCGCTTTTAATAAAATCAATATCTTTAACTTGAACCGGTGAAGTTGTAGTTCCTGTAACTATTGTAGAATCAGCCCCAATTAATACATTAAGATTTCCTCTCGTATCTGTAGCTCCACCTCCAATTTGAACTTGGAGAAATCCAACTGTGCTATTATATGTAATATCGCCAACCTCATTATCTACAGCTGATATTCCTGCAATTTCAGCCTCGGTACCTTTTCTAATTCCCTTGTTGTTTGCAGATCTTTCTGTAATAGTATCACCGTCAGTCCATTTAAGCAAAGCCATCATACTTCTACCTCAAATGTTTGACCAGTCATACTCTTGTTTATTTCTTTCTCTGCGTTTTGAACTAACGGGACAGCCTCATCCTTAAATATTGCAATTATCATATCAATTGTAGTATTTAATTCAAATTGTTGTTGATATATACGAGGAGTCTTTAGAAGCCCATTAACAATATCATTATCAGTTGTCCATTTAATTGCAACCCTACGACCTTTTTTATTAATAACGTCTGATTTAAGATCTGATAGTATTTTAGTCATTGTGTTATTTCCTCTAATATTTCAATTTCTTTTGAAGTTGTAAAATCCGAAAAGGACCGTTTTTTTGCATTTCCAAGCCAATCTTTTAATATAGGCTCAGGATGCTTTTTTGCTTCATCTAAGATATTATATAGTTCAATATAATGTTTAATTAAATTATAGGGCGTCCAGCCATTAGGAATATTAATAACATTGATCATTTTATTATGTTTTAGACAATCTTCAATATGAATCATCTGATCTATAATAGATCGTTGACGCATAAGTATATAATCTAGCCTATTAAGATGTTCCAATTTCACTAAGTCCTATGCGTGCAGTTCCTATAAGAAATGGAGATGCTAAGATGGAAACCTTAAGCAATTCACCAAAAGCCCCACCATCATCAACGGTTTCACCAGGTAGTGCAGTAGCATCATGATTAATTAATAAGTTAAATGTAATAGTTTGTGAAGCTCCTTGTTCTGTTTTTCTCTTTAACCAGAAAGGTACACCTTCTCCCTGTCTTAACATTCCTATTGGAATTCTAACTGTATCCCATGCACCATCATCAGCATTCTCTTCACCAAAAAATGTTACACCCGTTGGAGTTACATCTTCAGTTGCAATAGTGGGTGCAATACCAGTAGTTCGACCATCACCTTTACCACTAGGATCAAGTCCAATTGATACTTGAGATAGCGCTGGATTAGTTGATAATTCTAAAGTAACACCTGTATATGTTGTTGCATCTGGATTATAAATATAAGCAGCCCTATATTCTGTTTTACCAACGAGACCTTCTGATCTTGAAACATCATCAAATAAATTTTGTGAAGTATTATCAATAACAAGAGTATCTGATCTTTGTCCACCTAATGAACCTTTAGGAGCTGAATTAAGTTGTCCACCTGCTAAACTAATTCCTATAGTCAATGTTGTTCACACCTACCACATATATCACGATTTAAGTTAATAACTCTAACACATCCACAATCACATGGGCAAACTTTGGGAAGAGGATAATCGCTCATCTTTTTCTCCTCAAAGCCATACGTTGATTGAATGCAAATATACCTTCATTGGCACGATACTTTACATAAGTATCATCATCCCCGACTGCTAGTATTGTTAAAATTCCCCCAACATTTGTATTAGTTGCACCTGATATTACACCAACACACACGACAGCTAGATTAGTAAAAGACCAAGTGATATTATCTAAAACAGTAGAACTAGTAGCTGTAATCACACTACCAATTGGTCTTTCAACAAAGCCTATGTAACCTAGTGTATCATTTGCAGTTAAAGTATCATACCAAGCCATCCAATTATCATCTAATAATAAAATTCCAGTATCTACATCTGAATCATTAGTAAATGTAAAAGGATTAACCGTTGGAGATAGATTGAGTGGATTTCCCCTATTGGTGTCATCAGTTTTAAGTTGATTAAAATCTTGTATCTGGGTTGCTGTAGTTCCTGTAGATAAAGCAACTCTTTCTTTAACTGTATTAATTCTAAATTCTTTTGATGTTGCAGCAACTCGAACATATGGTGTACCTCGTCTAATATTAATTTCATGTTCTAATATACCATACTTTACATTCATTACAACTTGAGAATTATTAAATCTGGTAAATATTATATCGTGTAATGTTGTTGCAAGATCACCTTGAGTTGATTTTGGAATAACCTCCCCAGTTAAGGCCCAAGCTGTTCCACTCCAACCCCACACTTGCATACCAGGAGTTGTAGGTCTAAACCATAATCTAATAATACCGTTTTCAACTATTCTATCACCTGTAAATTCATGATCAGATGAATAGACTTCTTCCCAATTAGTTTCATCTATATCAGATGTTATTATAGTATCAAAGACTTGAACACGACCAATTAATCTGGTTGATAAAGCGACATCATAAGTTAAGAATATCTTAGGATAAAAGATCCATATAAAATCAGACTTTACGGTCTTAGTAGTTGTTTGATCTGTTACTAATTGTAAGAATACTTTACACTCAGCAATGTTTGCCAAGAGAGATCCTATATAAACCCGTGTCTTGGCTCCCGAAGCGGATTTATCTTTTAAATAGAATTTAGTAATACCTTCGTCAAGGAAGTCAAGTTCAAAATTGATCTCCGTTGACGCAGATGACATTGCTGTTGTAGATAATACAGTAGCAACGCCCCCCACTATTTCTCGAAAAATGACTTGTGGATTAGCTGCTCCGATTTCGAAATCAATTTGCAAAGCGTCTAGAGTTGCTAGATCTTGGAATTCATATCTTACCTTTTCATCTCCTGATGCAAGTGTTGCATCTTGTAATTCCATATGACCTACAATTTTAAGGCCCGGATAAAAGTACATGAAAGGGTTAAAGGTTGAGGTCTTTGTTACTTCAAATGTGTCATTACTAAAGGCAGCTATTTCTAATTTACCTGCTGTTACATTGGCTGAATCTCCTCCAATATCACCTGTACTATTAGAGGCCATCTCAGCACCAATTGCCGCATTATAATGTGAACCTATTAAAAAGTTAATGATTGGCACACTACCATCTTTAGTTAATCTATTAAATGATTTTGAAAGTGGTGAAAATGTACCAGCCCCACTAGGGGGAGAGAGAGAGATATGTGCCATTATATACTGAAAATCTTCTCCAATACATTAATAAAACTATCAAAGTCAAATGAATCATTGGTACCGTCTGGTATGTCTGTGCCTATACCATCTTCATCAGATGTTGGATCTACTACATCAGAATCAGATATAGCACCTTGATCACCAAATTGTACAAATGTTATAGTGTAACTGTGAACTGGTCCTACCCCACCAACAAAACCTGAATCGGTCACTGACTGGGCAGCTACAGCTCCAATCTCGGATTTATTAACTGCATATCGTCCGTTATAGAAAGCAAAGTTTGGTTCAGCTACCTCATCAACTGTAATCTGAATAGATGGTTCATCAGCGTTCTTTGTTAGCTCCCATAGAGCAAATGCTTTAAAAGATGGCCAAATTAATCCTGTAATTTCAAGTTCATATAAATCAGGTCCAGTATCTGTTGGCATTGGAAAGTCAAACAGAATCTGTTTTGCCTCTTGTTTTCTCATAACACGTCTCTTAATGGATGATGGGGCAATTGGTAATGTTATAGGACCAAAAGACCAAGCACTATCGGGCATTTTAGACTACTCCTGAGGCAAGCAATGTATCCTTATTACCTATTTCTTTATTTAACACCTCGGAGACAGCGGCGGCAATTTGAGCTGCGGTTTCCTCAGATGCTGAGCCTTCAATTGTAATATTGATGCCTCCCACGTTAACACTCTGGGTTGCTTGAGCATTAGCAAGTGCTGCTAAGTCAATCTTTTCACCAAGGGCTTGGGCTAATAATTTATTAACAGTTTGTTGAAGATCACCTATTTCACCAAAGGATGTACTAGTACCTCTGCCTGATATTGAAAAATTACCTTTTCTAGATACCTCTAATGTGGCTAATCTACGTGCAGCTTCAGTTCCCTCTAATGCAAGTTTAGTCAAGGCTACTGAAACATTACTAGATGCCTCTTGAGAATCAATTATGAAATTAGTTAATCGAGCAGTCTCTAATGTTAAGTTAGTAACTTCAGTTTGTTCCAGCTGTTGAGCTGCTGATAACATTTTAGTTCTTAAAGTGTTAAAGTCAACTTGAATAGTGTTTGCATCTGAAGCACCTTTCTGAATTTTAAAGCTAGTGTGCAAGTCAGTTGTTTTCTTTGTTAAAGCATCAGCTTGACCTAGATATTCATTTGACCATTTTATAGTTCTGTCAACCCACACTCCTTTCAATTCTTCTAATCCTTTAACCATCTCATCAATTGTATCCCTTGGAATAATTTCACCTACTCCCTCACCATTATCTGGTGCTGGTTGGAAGTTTGTACCATCAACATTAATGCCTGGTGATCCTTCTGGGAATCTAGATTCTATCTCAGGGGCTTCATTAGCTCCTCTTGCAAGTGCAGTGTTTTCAGAAGCTTGAGATGCACCTTTTAATACACCGGCAACAAGTTGTGCAATTCCTGGTGGTAGTATACTTGTAATAGCATCAATAAGAGTGTTTCCTAAGTTTTCTGTAACCGCAGTTATAAAGGCCTCTCTAATGGCATCACCAATTGCAGCACCTATAAGAGCTGCTTTAGTTACTATATTAGCATTTTGACCTAATTCATCTAATGTTTTACCTGTTAATGCTGTTAAACCATCACCGCCAATAATTAATCCCAGAAATCCAGCTACTAATTCAGTGGCGATCTTTTCACCAACCTCCATAGCTTTTTCAAGATTACCTGTTACAACAGCTTCCCATAATTCACCCCAATCAGTTGCGGCAAATGCATCTTGCATATCTAAGATCCAATTAGATGCTGCCTCACCTAAAGCTAATCCCATAGCAACACCTGCGGCTTCCATACTAGCTGCAAATGCTTGGAACACTACAAGCATTGCATCAAGTCCCTCTAGATCTTCATCTTCAATTTTCTGTATAACTTGATCCCATTTTTTACTAAATTCATCCATTGCACCAACAGAGTCTGCCCACATTATAACAAGGATTGCTGCTACAGCTGCAAGGGCTACAATCAATCCAGGTATATTGCCAGCGATTCCAGCAATTGCAAGACCTAAGGCAAGCATACCACCTGAGACTGCAATCTCAGCTGCTTGATCAGAATTATCAATCTCATCTGTGAATAGTACAAAGAGATTCTTTGCGGCAAACACAGCTATAACAATTCCTGCTATAACGGCAATAATAGTTAGTAATGTAAATCTTAATCCTTTAGCTGCAACTTGTGTTCCAACCATAGCTCCAGTTGCACCACTGTTACCAGCACCTAGTACTAGGGTTAATTTAAGAAGCAATGATGTAAATGCTGCAACTACTTTACCAACGGATGCAATGATTAAAGTGGCAACAAGTAATCCTATAAAGCCAATGAAGAGTTTAATAAGCCCTGCCATAACACTCTTGTGTTCTCTGAAAAAGTCAGCTAATTTTTTAACTTGTTTTGCTAAAGTCTTTACAATAGGTAATAACTCTTTGCCTAAAACATCACCCAATTCCAAGGCCATTTCTTGCAAGCCACCATCTCTAACTAGGGCTTGAACAGCTTCAGATACTCCTGCAATTGCTGGTGATAAGCCTTGTGTGAATATAGTCTTTAATGCATTTAATGAATTAGTCATCTTCTTCATATTGGCTTGGGCAGTGTTACCTAAGATGCCTTCAAGGGCCGATGAATCACCTGCTCTAGCTGCTGCTACAGCCATATCAATTTCTTCCTCAGTTACTTGTGTTAATTTTGCTAATGCATCAGCTGCTCGAATCTCAAGCCCCATCTGGTCTTCTAAGAATAATTTAAATGCATCAGATGAAGTACCAGCCTTATCTAAAGCTTTCTTAGTGTCTTTAAGGAAATCAATAAATGGTACTAAGTTACCATTATTATCAAGTAGTTTAATACCCATATCTTCCAAGACTGGGTTAAGTTTTAATGCATTATTTTTAAGTCCGAAGAACAACTGTCTGAGATTTCGACCTGCTGCACCTGCCCCTTGACCAAGTCTATTACCTAGGAGACCAAGCAATGCCCCTGTTTCTTCTACATCTAATCCAAAGTCTCGTGCTTGGGAGGATGCAAATCCAAAGGATCTAGAAAGTTCATCCAGTGTAATTGCTGAGGACTGGTTGACATTGATCATTACAGATGTTACACGGGCTGCCTCAGATAGACTAAGTCCAAAGTTGTTCATAGTCTTAATTAAGGTCTTTGCTGATTCAGCTGAATCAACTTGCTCAATTGTCATTAATCTAAGTACTTGTTTTGTAACACCTATTAATTTATTACTCTTTTCTAATTCTGTACCAGTAAGATCTGTTGCCTTACCAATCTCTCGCATGGCATCTGATACTTCAGTGATACTAAAGATAGTACCACCTGCACCCATATCAAATATAGCATCATTAAGATGTGATACAGCCATTGCTGACTCCTCTGTTTGACCTGAAAAGTCAATACCAGATTGTGCAATAGCCCTGGTCATTGAATCTAATGAGTCAGCACCTTCTCTAATTATTTCACCGAAAAATCTCTTAATACTACCTAATACTCTTTGGGCAATGCCCTCCAAGAATGTAAACTGGAATGCCATGAAACCAACACGATCTGCTGATCTACTTAAAAATTTATTATTCTCTGCTAATGCTCCGTTCTGTTTACGGATGTTTTTCAACATAGAGCTAAAGCCCTTATTGCCTATTACTGAAATTTTCTTTAGAGATTGCTCTACCTTGATGAGGTTATTGAGCCCCTTTAATGTTGCCCGTATATCTATATTGATTGCCATCAGTCTAGGTACTTGGGATTAGTTTTGTTTTTCATTCTATCTCTCCGTGGGTTGGCCTTCGCCTTGTTTGGTGGGTTCTTCATCTCATGCTCTTGTTTCTTACTTACTGCACTAATGATCGTCAAGGATAATAAAACTCCCTCTACATCGTCAAGTTCGTAACCGAGTAATTGATGCGGCATTGCTGATTGCACTGCCATGCAAAGTGAACCTATACTTTGACCGATTGTTGAGTCTGCAATTTTTTTCGGTTTGCGTCCCCAAGACTATCAAGACCTGTTATCTCGACAATTTTGTTAAAGATTTCTACAACTGAATTGAATGGAATATCATCAACTGATAATTCATCCTCTCCTACTGCATCACCAATAACCACTGTTGGAGAAACTATACACTTTGGTATAATTGCTTTCATCATTGGATATATTGATTTCTGTAGTTTGGCTGCTTGATCTTGGGACATATTTTCACCGTCTATTACATCTGACTCTGAAGGTAAGCCTTGGAATTTGTCAAAATTTTCTAATAAAAGAGTGAATGGAATGGGTTTTAAAACCCATTCGTACTCTTCATCAGAATCCTTTGTTACAAATTTAACTTGGTTTTTACCCTTAAGTTTTTGTAGTGTTGGATTCATATGTTTCACCTATATTGTTTATCCCGTGAACTGAGCGTTGGTTTCTGCGTTTTCAACAACAATGATAATTGGATCACCATTGGAGTCGTCTTCTGCAGTATAATCAACGGTCTGCACGTACCTTTCGATATTATCAGTAGGTAATTTATTGGTATCGAGTGAAATCTTTGGCAAGTTGGTATTAACGGCACGTGCTGCAATAGTTGCAGAGTGTGCGGCGTTCATCTCAAATTGCACTTCGGTTTCATCTATCCAATCAGTATAGCGTGTTGATGCATCATATAGTAAGTCAAATGATCCAGTTACTTCCAAGCCGGCTACTATGCCTGCTGAAAGGTATGCGGATCCTAGACAATATGCGTCATCAGCTACGTTGTTCTCGACTGAGATTGAAACTGATTCGAAACAATCTGTTCCGCCACCGTCAACTTGAGTCGTTACTTCAACTCCACCAAATGTTCTTTCCGTTGTTGAATATGCTGGAAAGAAGCTGGCTTCGCTATCTGTTTTTAAAGTACCTAAAGGAGAAAGTTCTCTTCTGAATATTACATCAAATGATGCACTAAATACTTCAGAGGGAGAATAATCTAAGGTAAAGCCATTTACAATACCGCCCACATACTGATGTTCTTTTAAATCACGACCAATGGCTGCTCTAAAGAAAGGCAATGTTTTGCCTTTGGTTACAGTGTGTTGATTGTGTGCTGTAGTTGGGGTATCGGTAACTGTTGTAGCTGTACCTAGTCCATAATAAAGTAAGGATGTTGCTCCACTAGCGAACACTGGAGTATCGATTGGGCCTCCGAATTTCTTTGGTCCTTGAATACGATTTCTCTTGGTTCTACCTGTGGAAGTCTGGGGATAAATATATTGATGATCGCCTGTGATGTCTTCACCTGATACATCGAGCTTATGGTCATTAACCCCAAAAGCGCCGAATGATTCACTAGTAAAGTCGGCTTTTGTTTCAAATTGGAAATATCTATCTACCATTTTTTTGTTACACCTCTATCTTCTAACGTCTTTTTCACATCTGATTATAATCCGTATGGGAATAGCTAGCATGTTCTTGCTTGACAACTCTCCGTCTCCTGGGGCAATGGATACCAAAGCTTTGAAGACGAGGTCATTGATTGTAGATAGGTTAAATTTGTCATATACCTTCTCGGCCACAGTGAGGGCATTGGTAAATGCTGTCTGTTGACCTTCAGCATTAGCCCAGTATAATAAGTCACATATTACATTAAATTCCATAGTCACACTATGTTGAGTTAAACCACCAGCATTCTCTGCTGGACCTGCTTTAACTTCTACTTCAAATCTACCAGGTACTGGTAAGTGTCTACCTTGCCAAAGAAACACTCTAGTTCCTTCAGCGTCATCAGCTAAGTCTGGTAATGTTTTCAATTGCGTTACAATCTCAGCCATAAGGCCTGTGTAAGTTCCGACTATAGGCGTAGCCCTTTCCTCCAGTCTTTTTCAAATCTTTCTAATATCATCCTAGTTCTCTCTTCTATCTTAGGAATAGCTGCTTGCACATAATTTCGAGCACGGACACCTGGATGGGTTCCAGTAGTAATCCTACGCCCCAAAACTGGTACATATCTGCCTTGTGATGAATTAGTACCTTGATCAACATAGTTTGCATAAGGTAACATTGAACCTATTTTAATACCTGATCTTAAATCAATACCTTGACCAGCAGGAGTCTTAGATAATGATCTCATAGAATTACGAAGTTTACCTGTTGAGACAGGAGTGTACTTTTTAAGGATAGTAACGCTCTCTCTTTCGACTTTACCCATTACTTGGTTAAATCGTTGGACTGATACAATTGTACGCCACTGTTGTAATTTCTGAATATGATTCCTAGGGTTAATTCGAACTGATAAAAACTTATTGGTCAAATTGCTCAGAGGTTGTCATTGCGGATATTGATGGATCAATACCGATTAATGTTTCTTCACTTACATTGCCCATGTCTAAATCGACTGGTTCAAGTGATATTCTGTTTATGAAAAACTCTGCGACTTTACGAAAATGCTGAATCTTAATTTTATCGGCAATACTGATATTACCTAATTCTTGGGAGATACCTTCTGTGTATGCACCATATGATAACCAAGCTGCCATAGCGGCAATTGCATCATCTACTGATGCTGCGTCAGCAAGTGGATCTGCTACATCATCAATTACTCTTTTTGATCTATCGATGTTGGCTTGGAAGGTTGCTGTAGTTAAACCTGCTGATGCACTAATATCTAGTAGTGCCTTTACATCTGCGACGAGAACTGTCATTATTTCTCTATCTCATCCCGTAATTCTTGATCTGGTGAGGGAAGCAAGTAATAGCACAATCTGTGCAATAGACAAGCTTTATTTTCCTTTTGTGTAACCATAATGCTGGGCCTCCTTTGATATAGCTAATCCTGTAGTGAATATAGATGCCACTAATGCTATGACAAGAGTTTGTTCAAATCCTAAACCTACATCATAAATTGATTCAGCAACCCCACCACCAAGTAGTGGTCCGAAAAAGGAAACACCAAAGTTTCCAAGGACTCTTGCTGCTGATTTCTTAGCACTAAATGCCATTTCGGGAGTTGTTTTTTTTCTTTTTTTTAAAAAAAAGAAAAAGATGGGTAACTTACTATGCTACGCCTGTTATCTTTGCGATTCTTGCGTTTGTAGTAGTTGATCCATCTAATGGTTCAGGAATACCTGTGTATTTAAACCACTGCTTTGTGATAATGTCCTCACCACGAGAGTTTCTAATTCTCTCTTGGGCTGGTACAATACCGCCACCATCGAAAGTTCCGAGGAATCCGATTGATGGGTCTGCGAGTGGTACAACCAAAGCATCGTTGCTAATAGGCCAAGTAGGTTCTACTCTTGGTTTACGTGTTAGAATGATTCTAACTTTGTATTCTGTTTGCAAAAAGTCTTTAATTGGTTGTGTAATATTTCTGATTAATTTGAGCTTCGTTACTCCTACAAATGATTCTGCAGGAATAATTAATCCAAATGCCTGAGGTCTATTGATCATACTGGCAGGAATATTAGAGTTCTTAATAATGTTTGCAATGGCTTGAGCTAAGTCATCTTCAGGTGTTGCTGAAGCTGATGCCCATGTACCTGTTGCGGCAACAGTATTAGATGTGTCAGCTAAGGTATTTAGTTGTGTAAGGACGTGTTTGTCTCTTACTTCTGCTAAATGCTCTGCTGCTCTTCTAATTGAATCCTGTTCTAACCATCCAGCTGCTCCTCTTAATTTAGCATCGTCAGATATGAAATATCTGGTTTCTGCCATTTGGAGGTCTACTTTCTGGAGGTTGTATGTGATAGGCTCTGATCTCTCTGTAGGTGCAATTGACTCTACGGGTACCGGATAGGTAGCTCGTACAGCATCGTCACCTGGAGCGAAAATTTGTGCTTCCAATCTATCCATTGCTCTTGTAGTGATCACATCAGATGATGCGGCTATAAGTGCGGATTCTTGGTAAATTTTCTCTCTGATTACAGTGAGTTGAACTACTTCATCAAAAGTTGCTTCTCCGAATTTAGCTATGTCGTCTTTGGTCCAAGACATTAACTGATCTGAGGTTGCGGCATAAGGAATGCTTTGAGGGTTACTAAATTTTGCAATTGAGTTAGTCATCTTATCTATCCTTGTCCTACCGTACCAATGTTCAATTTACATAGAATCTTTCCGGTTCCTGCAGCTGCAGCAGTTGTACCTGCTATGACTGTTTCTTCAGCTCTACCTACAATCTGTGCTAGTTCTTTTAATCTGGCATCAACCTCATTAGATGAGTTTGAGACAGAAGAATCTGGCAAAGCTGTTTTAGTGCTGTTTGCGGTTCCGTATTGATCAACTTTACCACTACCTGTACAGATAAGTGAATCGCCTCTTACGATGGCGACGTTATTAACTGCTAGTTGCAATTTGGCCCATCCTTCAGCAAAGACTGGAAAGCCTTTTTCACCGATTTCTGATCCAATTAATTGCAATGTAGATGGTTCGTTAAAGTCGAAGGGATCTCTTGAAGATCTATAATTAACACAAGCTGGAATGTCTGTTGCACCACACAAGTTTACCTTGTTAGTTGAGCTTTCGACTTGGTATTTGAGTACGTAACCAGAGTCTGCGAATGAAGTTGCGTCTATGACTTGCATATTCCAAAATTCACCGTGTTCTCTAGTTAGGCCTGCGCCTGATCCAGTTGCCATGATTAAAGAGTCTTCTCCTTTGATTCAGTTGGTTCTTGCATACCGAAGTTTGCTCTAGCTGCTCTCACTCTAGATGCACCGTCTTGCTCTTCTGGAGCAGGGGCTGCAAATTTAGCGTTAGACTCAGCTTGTTTGTTTGCACTTTCTAATGAAAGAGACAATTTTGACATTGCTTCTTTATAAGGAGTTACAACAGTTTTTACAAGTGAGGCAACAATGACTTTATCTTCTGTTTCCATGTTAAGACTTTTGATTAATTCAACATCAAGATTTTCATCTAATGCGATTAATTCTGTACATTGTTCTGAAAATTTGGCTAATGCCATTTTCTCTTGTTTTTCAGATAGTTGTTTTTCGACTTCGGACATTTTAGTTACGATTGGTTTGTCTGTAGAAATACCTGCTTCATTTAATTTCTCAGAAGAGAATTTAATGATTTCTTGCAGTTTTTGTACTTCTTCAGGGTCAATTGTATTCTTGCTTTCGACGACTGGAGCTTTCAAAGAAAGTCCTAGTAAGTCTGCTGCATTAATGTCTTTGCCTGCTTCGGATGCTAAGGCTTCTTTGAGTTGTGCGAGTTGAGTGCTCAATTCTTCAGAATTATTCTTTAAATAAGGGTTTTCCGTAGAGTCATTATTATTGATCTTTGGGGTTTCATTATTCATTTTTATATCACCTTTGTTATCCAACAAATTTTACATGCGGGTCGTTTTACGACCGACAACTTGTCAGTTATACTATCGAATGGAATCCACGCTTGAAATTCCTCATTCCATACAGACCGAAATCTGAATTCATAAGAAAGACCAATGTCGCCTGCGGACAGGGATGTGGCTCCATGATATTTACCCTTAACACGAATGTGATTTATAGGTTCACGGACCAACAGGACTTCGGTGACATCGCCATCGAGTGCAAGTTCGTCGCTTGGATGTTCTGTGTTAAGTGGGATTCGTTCACCAGCTTCTAATTTTCTTTGCTGGGACTTTGCAACTTGTTCTACAAAAGATGCTGTGTATAAATAAGGTACGCCAAACATGTCAGTCCATGTTCCTTCTGCTGCTGCTATACCTTCGAAGGTTTGATCCTCCATGTTTAATGAAATGTCTAAATTAAATTTACCTGCTATCTCTTGTTGTTGTGTCTTATCAAGATCTGAGAATTTAGCTGTGTTAGGATTCTTACCTGGTTTCCAAAACACCCAACCATGTGTTGCTTCACCAAATAATGATTTATCAAAGACGTTTGGGATCTTTCTAATAATCCAATCACCTGTTAGTTTCTCACCATTCATTGTGACTTTAAAATGTTTATCTGTTTCTTCTAAGACAGTTAAATCACCTTTGTCTAATATTGAATAGATACCATCTGCTGTGTCACCTTCAAAGCTCATCCACGATTCAGATCTAGTATCCTCTGACTTTAACCCAAAGAGGCGAGTTGTATTTGGATTATCACTTAAGGTGGCCATTAAGCCTGTCTTTGAAAATTCAAAGAACTGTAATTTATCATCTCCAAAAGAAAGCTGATATTTATCGTCTATTTCATGTACGACAAATTTCATACTTGCTCATACTCCGTTAAGAATTGAAGATCATGGGGTAAAGTTGGATCAATAGGTAATAGATCAGATATTAATTCCTCAACTATTGAGTTCTTAGAAAACTTGATTTCTTTATGTAATGTAATATAATCTATGATTGGTTCAATTCGATCACCATTAAAGATAAAATCCCAATGAACTTCATATGTACCAGCTTCATCATCTTTATTGAAGGAATGTGTTGCGGTCCAACCCTTATCAGCTGTGCCGGGTTGTAACTCACGAACGATCTTTCCTTCTTTCATAAGTGTAACTGATTTAACTTTAACTAAGTCCTTTGCCTCAATATCGGCCTCGTCTAGAGAGGCTGAGAACTTGCAGAGTTTATTAGGATATGTTTTCATCTTTAGTATTTAATCCGATTATGGCAACAGCCGTTCGGATCGTACTTATAAGTTGCCTGGTCTGGATATCAAAGTGATGGACCATTAGGTTAAATCCAGTAATTCGAAGCGTGAAATTAAAATCATTTTATCGCTCAGTGACCTCAAACACACCCATTGCCTTTGGTTTACGCTTACTAGGAACTTTGTTTACTAGTGGACAATTACAATCAGTTTCCACCACGTCTATCTCCTCGTGTGTTATTGTTACGATCTTTTTGACCTTGAGATTGTTGGTCACTAGTTGGTGAATCTTGTTTCTCACCTTTAAGTCCTGCTGCTATATCTTTATTAGTTTGACCACTTTGGTCGGCTACGCCTGCACCTGGGTTTTGTGTATCTTCAATCCATGTCTTCAAGTCTTCTTCTTGTTCTTCAGTAAGTGGATCTTTACCCATTACAGCTCTAATTTCAGATGTAGTAAATGATTTAGTGACTTGCATAGTTGCTGCAATCTTTGCTAATTCTGTTCTATCTTTATCTAAGATGAGTCTAGTTTTTAATACAAGTCGTTCTACAACTTCTTCTTTAATACCTGGTTCAATCATCTGAACATGACGTCTAACTAGAGCTTCATATTCTTGTTTAATAGTATCAAGGTAAATTTCAGCACGAAGTGCTAAGAATGAGGATGCTTGGTTAAGTGATGTAAAACCACCGCCACCTGAACCAGCCCCCATTAAATTAGGAGGAGTACCAGTTGGGCCACCAATTAGTTCGTTGATTTGATTAATGATAGGTGATGGGTCGTTATAGTTAGAGCTCTTTGGTTCTACGTAGGTAATTTCGGTATTCATACCGGTAACAAAGCCTTGATCAGCTGATCTATATTGATTAACTGCAGCATATCCATTAATGGCAGCCTCTGCTGCGGTTTTTGCGGCAGCTAGTTTTTCTGCATGAGTTCCTTGGAATTTAGATGGATCAAATGGTGTTAAGTCTAATTTATGGTGTTCTCTAGGCATTGCTCTATTTCTCCATACTTGGTCATTTTGAATCAAGATTTGTTTCCACATCAAGATACTAATCAAAGAATTAATAGGTGCTGTTGACCAAACATTAAAAGTCCATCGTCCTAGGTTATCTCTAATCCAAGATCTTTTATTATCAAAGGATACATGGAATACTCTATCCCATCTTATAATTTGGGTTTTAACATCAATCTTACCATCTTGTTCATCTACTGCATAATATTTAGGATCACTTATAACAAAGTCTCCGCCAGTTTCACCAATTTGAGATCTCTTATCAACTGCTGAGATAACAAACATTGGTAATGGTACAAGATCTTCAATTCCTTTACCGAATTTAATTTGATCTACGGCATCTCCGTACTTCCAGAGATCTTTTGTATATCTATAAAATAATCGAGGACCATTAAGTTTTCTATGTAGAGCGTTTGCAACTTTCATTGCTTTTCTTTCTGATGGTGTTTCTACTTTATCATCAACATCTTCAGGTCTTAATGTAAAGTCACCAACTGCTTTTTGAACCATGATTGCCATGAGTTCAATTGCTGAGAACAGTCTCTCGTCCCCATTTACTAGATTATCTGCAAGTGTATATCTGTCTTTTGAATTTCGTAAATCTTTGGCTTCGTTTAATCGCCCACCAATAATAGATGCTGCTGTGATTGCAATAGGCTCTGTGGGTTTAGTTGATCGATCTATAGGGTCTGTCCTAAATGCTGCTTTAATCCAATCTAAGTTCATTTTTAAAATCTTCCCATATAATATGATTGCACACCATTAGTACTCAAGCGTGCTTCCTCTTGTTCTCTACGTACAAACGATATAAGCTGTGCAGCGGTGTCAGCCATGTCTTTGGACCCAGTGCGAGGGTGATCCACTTTTTGATTCTTGATAAGGAGTAATTCGTAAAATTCTTTGAAGAGATATTTGGATCTGACGACAGTTGCACGTCCAAGGTATAAGTCGTTTCTTGCGATGATCCAATCTGACAAGTTGAGGACGTGGTGTTCTGTGCGGATTGAGTCCAATCGAACAAGATCAAGGAGGGTATTGTGCAGGTAAATGTCGTACACGTAGGAAGTGACAGGGAAGACGGCAATGAGTCGTTTGATGATGTCGGCAACGTCATTAGTATTTATTTCTTCGCCCTTGGCTGCCTTAAACACTGTGGAACCTATTATACGGACAGAATCATCTTGAGCATGATATCCTATTGATAATCCAAAAGCATCGTTCTTAATGGCAGGATCTACTGCTATATACCAATCTGTGTAATCTGGGTAAAGTCTTAGATCTAAACGAGATTCGTCAATTAGGGGGATAAATCCTTCTCTTGATTTAGGATCTGGTTCTCCTATGAATAAGTTGGTTAAAAAGAAGTCTTTCTCGATCTCCTCAAGTATTGCAGGATTGAAGAATGCCTCCTGCTCTAATGATGGGTTCGCACCAAAATCCCTGTCGAACGAAATAGGGTCTCTCTTTCTCTCAGCTGCGAGCGTTACTTTATCCATGTTAGGATTAAGATCCCATGTTGCTTTCCAAATTGGAATGCACCAAGCCCATTTCTCTTCTACAGCTTGAGCATGCAATGTTGTGATGAAATCTCCTTTATATTGGGGGGATGAAATAGCAACTCTAACATTCTCATTCCATTTAGTAAAAGTACCTGTGGATTTGGATAATTTGAAGTAAACCTCTTTTGGACCATTACGAGCTGAATTATCTTGAAATGATGAAACTTCGTCTGCAACAAAGGATTTAATTGTTCTTCCTACGTTACCGCCTGTACTGCTACCTAAAGCCTTTAAGGTAATGTATTTAGGGAATTTAATGGTGTTATAGGTAGCTGTAGGGTTTAATGACATAAAGTATGGTGAATCCATGATAAGTTCCTTTCCTCTTCTAAAGACTGTATCTAAGGCCTGAGTTTCGTTAGGTGCTACATTAACACACATGATTTCAGAGTTCTTTGCAATACCATAGTGTTCTTGAGGATTATCTAGAAATTCCAACCGTGCGATCTCATATAGACTAATACATGCCGCAATTGTTGTTTTACCTCCTCTCATCCCTGAAACGAAAACTAGTTCAGATTTAATACGTCGTCCAGTCTCATCAAACTTGTAAAATGAACGTAAAATCTCTTTTTGAGATTCCCAGAGTTCCATACCAACACCTGCTGGATCTTCAAAGAATGCTACTACATCATTTGACCATTCTAACTTCTTAATTAATTTTTCACCCAGTGACAGTTTCTCGTATAGAGAAACATCACAAGTAATATCAAGACGGGTTGTTGTCAATCTTTCTTATAACATCTTTTAATGACACTGCAAACTTGCTCTTACATAAAGGACAAGAATCTTGCATAATTGTGCCAACTAATTGATTATACTCAACATGCATGTTTTGTACGTTAATGTTACCATTGTCTTTGAATTCATTTTGTAATTTTTGTAAAGTCTCAGTATAGTGTCTAAGTTCAGCTAATGCTGATAAATATGTTTTGAGCATGATTGGATCTGGATTAGCTAGTATTTGTTGTTTAAGTATTTTCATAACTTCTTTTAGGTCATCTAGTCCTCCTATGACTTCACCTACTTTATCTACAATGTGATCAGTGATTTCAGAACGATCAGCTAATTGAATTGCGACTTGAGGTTTAACGTGATTGTTAATATGATTACGCCATGAGTAGAGTTTACAATCTAACAGTTCTATACATTGAGATGATGTCTTACGTTTTTCTAGATAATCTATTTCAATGCCAGTAATGTCATCCATTATACAGAGTTCACAGTTAATCGGTTTTATTGCCATTTTCCTTCCTTAAAGTATTGTTCTTGTTTGCAAGTGTTACATCTACGTTTGAATGATACAGTTCCGGAGACTTCAACAAATCTGTGGTCTTCTCCTCCCCAACACTTGGTCATGATATATATGGTAGGATCCGGTTCAAGAAGGTTAAGGACCCTATACATCAACCCAAGGGAAAGTAGAATTAATCAGACGGTCATGGAATGTTTATGAAGTATAAAATCCTTATAGTAATCTCATGTCAGAATTCACGAAAATTGCATTTCGATTAAATGATGGAACAGTAGCAGAGACAATGATGCCTATCGACAAAGTCGAAAAGATCATACTAAAAATTGGTCCTGAAAACTGTTGGATCGTATAATCAAGCCCACCGCACACGTAATCTAGTGATTCTGGTATTTTATACTAAATCATCTACATCTACAACAGATAGGCCTCTTAGGTAAACCCATGTGAGTCCTTGTCTTGCCCAGATGTTTAATTTCTTAAATTTGCCTTCAATGTGGCGATCGTGTACTTCTGCTGTAGAGAAATTAAGCATAGTTCCTTTTTTATTACCAGTCCAGTCAGTATTACGTAATGCTACTTTGTGAGTAAGTTTTTTGTAAAGTAGTAATGAATGTGATCCTTCATGTGTTATTACTATGTAGTTTTGGCGTAATACCCTACGGAAAATGTCGGATATGATGTTAGTCCTTTTGTCCTCTAGGTATAGTTTTACTTTACCCATACCAGTTACACCACCAACACCTTCTTTACCGTCGAAGAAAGGATCTAGAGGTGCTGCTGAGGATGGATAGATATCCCATTCCCAATTTTTCCAATATAAGTAAAAGTCACCTGATTTATCAAGCATGTCGTATATGAACATACCAATTAGGCGTTTGTATAATTCTTCGTTTAAGTTCTCAGTGTGAAATCTAATCATAGTTCATCAACTTTATTATAAAATGGTCTTGTTCACCAGAAGGGTCATGTTTATATTTATCAAGCCATAACTTTGTATATTCCCCATTTAGACCTAATAATGCCCAGTCAATTAATCCATGAATCCATTCGTGAACAACAGTATCCATAACATCTTGAGTACCTTCCATCATGAAAGGTAAGTAGTAGGTGATTATTAAAGTATCTGGATTATAGTCTGCACGATGCTCTGCAGCTTCGCACAAATCTTTATCTATTACAAAATCCTCATAGAACACGAAATTACATTGATTTAGGAGACTTTAAAGCAGCGGGGCGGATCTCATAGATCCCTCTGGATGGTTTAAATATTAACTCATCATATTGGAGCTGATATAAAATAGTTGCAATATGACCAGAAGATCCAAACTTGGTTATTATTTCTTTATATAGTCTGGGCTTGACTTTGATAAAGTCTAAAAGTTGGGATTTGCGAGAAAGATGAGCGTCCATCTAGGCTAAGCCGCCAGGAATGTTATTGAACCTTTCGATAGCAATACCATTTCTGACTGAATCCTTTACATCTTGTCTACAATGTTTAAGGATGTAGTTAATTGACTTTTGCCATTGGGGGCTGTCTTTAAATCTCACCTTATACCAATATTCGAGTTCAACGAATGTTTTATCCGAATGACCTGCAACTATTAGGTTTAGGTTGTTTAAAGTATTACGGTTGGCCTTTAGGGTTGTTTTCATCTTTCTCCATGTATCAGAGAATTTAAGTTTACCATAGTCAGGAATGAGCTCTGGTTGATCAGTTAATAAACATCTTGATCTAAAGAAAGGCATATCAAATTTAGTTGAATAATGGCCTTCTATCATGTCACAGTCCTTCATGCAGAGAGAGAGATTCTGTAATAGGACTCTATCAAAGTTAAAGTTATTTTTTGCAACAGCGGATGAAATGTCTTTTTTAGAAATGTGGTATTCAAAAGATTCTTTTTTATTGGTTACAATATCACGACGTGTAAAGCAAAAGCATATCATGAAATTTTGATATGGATTAAAGTCTGAGGTTTCAATGTCCCAATAACCAATGTATCTAATACCGCGTTCTAAATATCTGACTTGAATGTCAGTTAATTTCTTTTTAAATTTCTTTTCTAATATTCTACGATCTGCTTCAAATTTAAGTACACGTTTCTCATATGCTGATAAAAATAATCCTTCTTTACGTTTTTGTTTTAATTCTGATTCCAAAGACATAATTTAATAATTAAATAGTACTATTAGTATTCTATGGATAGTCTAAAAAAAGGTTAAAATCCTTCTGACCATTTTGCAGTAAATGTAGACTGTGTTGAGATATTTAACTACTCAGCCCAGAATTCTGTCATATCCATAGTAATAGTATCACCTGCACCATCATCCATGAACACCTCAACTGTGTGTCTATCTGATGATAATGCTGAAACATCAATGGTTCCAGTTTTAACTTCAAAGGCAGCACTAGTGGTGGTTAATACTAGAGAATCTGATGCTGAACCATCTAATCTAATTCTAATATTTGCAGTTGTACCCACATTACTGGTTTTTATTCTAACTGCAACAGTTAAAGTCTGGGCATCAATTGTTGCTGCATTTTTAATAAAATCTATATTCTTAACTTCTGTTGCTGTAGTTCCAACAACTGTAACTGGAGTTGAATCTGCACCTAATAATGCTTTACCACCACCACCATCTTGGAAGGTTGGTGCTGCTCCTGCACCATTTGAGGTTAACACTTGTGTTGCTGTACCCACAGCTACTGTTGTTGGAGATCCTGCTGCATCCCAAGTGATAAGTTCACCATCTGTTCCGTTTGCTAACATGGCTACATCTACTGCACCTGCTGCGATTGTAGTAGCATTACCAACTGAAGTTACATCTCCTGTTAAGTTTGCGTTAGTTGTAACATTACCTGATGTTAGACCTGCTGCTGTTCCAGTAAGATTAGTTGCTACTCCAGATACTGGTGTACCTAGTGTTGGAGAAGTTAAGGTTAATCCTGCTATTGTTGTGTTTGTTGAACCAGATGCAATAGATGTGCTACCTATTGTTGGTGCTAAATATGAAGCTACAACTGCCCATGTATCGTCACCTCTAAGGAATGTAGTTGCATCTTTAGTTCCTGTTGCTGTAAGTCCTGTAGTTGCTGGTAATCCAGTTGCATTAGTTAAAATACTTCCTGCTGCCACTGTTCCTAATACTGGTGTTACTAAAGTAGGACTTATTAATGGTGCTTTAAGATTTAATTGTGTTGTAACTATTGCTGGCACATTAGGTAAAACTACAGTTCCAGTGAATGTAGGACTTGCAAGTGGTGCTTTACTAGCAATAGTACCAACACTTGTTACAGATGCATCATCATAAGCGTTTGTATCTGCATTACTTTCATATTGAGTTTTAATGGTTGCTGGTGTTAAGTTTGCTTGTGCTATAATCCAATGTGATTCTAATGTTGCTGTATCTTGTTTTGCAATAATTGAATCTCCTACTTCGAGTGGTATTGTAAAGAATGTACCAGCGACACTTGTTACATAATGATCTCCCTTAGTAATTGCAATAGGAGTTGTATCTAAATCAGGAGAGTTTGTACTTGCATTATAATCACCTTTTAATGTAATATCACTAGTTAAAGCAGTACCAATTTCAGTATCAACATAGGCCTTTACTGATTGTTGTGTTGGAACTCTTGTATCTAAATCACTTGCCATATTATCTTCATCAATAGCAATACCTAATCCTGCTGTAGTTGTATCTGATAACATCAATGCTCCTGCTGCATTTACATTAGTTGCATCTGTTACATCTGCGAGTGCTTCTATGCCATCTACTTTAGTTTGTAGAGCAGAGCCTGCTAATCCTGCTGGAGTAATTGTTCTAAGGGCATCAGTACCAGTATTAATTTCTGTTATTGTTGCTAATTCTGCTACACCTGAAACAGTTGAACTTGCTGCTACTTCATCACCTGTATTAGTTCCGCTGGTATTTTGTAAAATAGTTTGTTCAGCATCAGTAATTGTATTTGTATTTGCCTCTAATTCTAAAGCGGTTTTAATTTCCGCCCCTGTTTGGTCAGCGGTTGCACTTGCTTCAATAGCATCAAGTTTAGCAGACCTTGCAGACCCCTCAATATCTGCACAAGTTACCGCCCTTGTTGTATCTGTACCCGTATCAAGTTCAGCAATGGTTGCAAGTTCTACAACGCCCTCAACGGTTGCACTTGCTGAGACTTCATCACCTGTGTTAGTTCCTGATTGATTTCCTAATGTAGTTACATTAGCATCAGTAAATGCATTTGTATCTGCATTTAATTCATATGCTGTCTTTATTTCGGCATTACTTTGATCTGCTGTAGCAGAAGCTTCAATACCATCTAATTTAATTTTATCTAATTTTGGCATTAACCCATGAAGTAAGGTAGTTGCATCTCTAGTAGTGATATCTGTTGCTGCAGCCATTGAATCTATTGTATTAGTTTTTACTTGAGTATCAAAGTTTGAAACAGTTGAGGCTAATTGAGTACCTGTATGATTGACTCTAGCTAATGGATCTGTTGCAAGTTTACTTAAATCAATAGCTGCACCAGCTTTAATATCAGCATTTTCAATATTTGTTATACTATTACCTGTGCCATCTGCATTAATTGTCTTATTTGTTAAAGTATGAACAGATGTATCAGTTAATACATTAGCACCAATATCTAAAGAATCAGCATTAGCAACAATGTTACCTGTAGTACCAATAGCATTAATAGTATTAGCTGTTTTGGTTAAACCAGTACCAGCTGTTATCTGACCAGTACCTGTAAATTGTGTAAATGTTAAAGATGTGGTATCAAGTGTAATAGGATCATTAGTTGTAATAACAAAACCTTGATCTGCATTTACAGTTCCTTCTTCAATCCATAAATACATTGATGATGTTAATTTTTCATTATTATTTGCATCTTCTGATCTTGACCATGCCCCAGAGGAAGTGACATAAATACCATTATCTTCACCTGAAGATTGGTCTTTAACTAGTACTCTGGATTTACTTGTAAGAACACCATCAATGGTTTGTTCACCATATAATGTTAAATTACCAGTACTTGCGACTTTAACGGAATCTTTAACATCAAAAACTGTTGGGATTTTAACTTGATCTAAAGTCCGCTTGTCTAAATCAGCCATGATTAAGATTGGCCCTTATGCCAGATATTTACATTAGTGGTTAATGAAGTATGTTTAATTTGAACTATAACTCTTGAATAAGGATTTGATAATGTTTCCACAGCTGGGGCTGTGCCAGTTGCAACACTAGTTGAAGATTTTAATACAACCCAGCCTTTATCATCATCATTGGTACCTGTAGGATCTACTATATTAGCATATACCCCTAGATTACCTAAAATCTGATAATCTAAATCCCCGCCTGTTTTATTATGAATTATAAAAGTAGAATCTCTAATTGAACTAGTTGATACATCTAAAGCTGTTACAAATGAAGAAGTAGTTGCTTTATCTAAAATTTGGTCATGTTGAATGGTTACCCCATTCCCTAGTAATACTGACGTCACGTTTTATAATAATATTTGTTCATTAAGTAGGTTCTTGGCCACGACAGGGCTGGATTTAAGGCGTTGTCTATCTAAATAGCTCGGATGTTGTGAGTTCAGCGTTTCAGGGAGTTTTTCTATTTCTAGACCGAGAGTCACCTGAATCATCATCTCCAGCATAGAAATGCATTCCTATACCTTTACTATCAGGGCCGAGCCCGGTTCTTTCTCAATATCGAGGGATAATTCACGTTCACAGGTAATCACTCCCATTACTAAACTTCTCGCCTCTGTCAGGATTTATAGGATGGCAACCCTATGAGTGTTTATGACTGATTAATTTCAACCTGATTTACTCAGATAATAGTAACTAATTAATATGCGATATAGTAGCGGGATCCTATAGAAGGACGTTAGTCTTTATATGTATGGGTGAGTTGATGAAACCGACTTCCACACATGCTATCTCTCTAAGTACAGGTTTTGCCTGTAAGCATTCGGCTACGGGAGTTATCAACTTCACAACACCAAATCTAGAGGAACAACGTAACGTATAATATACTAGTAATTAATTCAATGAATAGCTTATGGCCATTAACCATACTTCTATGGCTTTTCACCATATGGACCCTTGAGACCCTTAAATATTGAGAAAAATCGTATACAAATGTGTGCCCTCAGCGACCTACGTTCCCTACTATGGTGAGGGGGATCGAGGGCAAACCGGGGTATATAAACTTTTATTTTTAATAAGGTAATACCTTATTCTTTTAAGATTAAAATAAAAAAATAAAAAAAGATTATATTACCTTATTCTTTTAAGGTAAAATAATATTGTTTAGGTGAACCTACCCGAACTATAATATTTTGTTTTCTAAGTTCTGTTAACACATGGTTAATGTGTTGGGTACGTTTACCTAACTTCTCTGAAAAGTTTCTTTGTGTAAAACTTGTATTAGGGTATTCTTTGAATACCTTAATCATAGTTTCTTTTAAACTATTTTCAGTAGTTCTAACGACCTGGTTTTCTAAATCTTTAAACTTAGAAACTAGGTCGTTGTCTTTTTGAACATTTGTCATTAACTATAGTAAGTAATAAGGGTAATATAAACCGGTGTATTAACCCAACCTTCTTATAGTAAGTCGCGCGGCACCCATTATCTTTTCCTAATATAAATGTTTCATCCATGTAGCCCCTCGCGCGTAGACACCCCCCTCAATACGACGGTCTATATAGCCCGGGGGGGTATAGAAGGTGAGGGTCTAGAGTCCCCTCCCACGGGTGCTTCTTTTTTGTCCCGGGTTTGGTTTCGGCTCCGATACTTTATCTAACCCGCGGTTCTATATGAATGGTAGTAACGGGAGCTTCGAGACCCGGTCCAATACTACGGTATATATTAGGGAAGAGATTAGAGTAAGTATGGAAGAGAAAGTTCAACTCACCGCAATGGAACAGTTCTTTGTGGGTGAGATAATCGACATCGCGGTATTCGCGGAAGTTCAAATCGCCGAGGGCGATTAACTTTTTTTTTTTCTCTAAGTCCCCATGCAATACGACCATTCATATAACGAAACAGATAAGATAGATTATGAAATATCTCAACGATGTAGTAGCTTTTTATGAAGAGCTATTAAAAGATGTAGAAAAAGAAAAACTAGTAAGAGCAGTAGTAATAGAAATGATAAATGATATTACTATTGAGAATGTTAGTTTTAAAAACTTAAGAAAAGATTTATTTAAAGAATAAATTTTTTTTTTATTTTTTTTAGGTGTTTGTCGGGTGAAAAACTTTTGCCTCTGATTCTAATATCTACTTTCCCTTATATGAATGTTTAATCGGGTGAGGCCTTCGAAGACATGTCTTGTCCCCTCGCGGCGGGTGACTTGGACTTTTGTGAGTTGAGTGTGAGAAGGGGTGAGTGGAAGGTGACTCCACTCGTTTTCACCTTTTCCCCTTTTCGTGGTGAGGCGGCTGCTCGGGGTGAGAATCTGTGTCTCACCACGGTCCTAGGACACTTCCGTGTCGTCGCACTCCGTTCCTCATTAGGATCTATTATCTAATCACCGTACCGTTATATGAATGGTAGTATTGGAGTTGAGTCCGGGGCCTCCTTTCCTACCAGTTATATTAGGGAAGAGATAAGTGATAATATGACACAACGAATAAGTCAAAGTCGATATGAAGTAATAATCTTCGGAAAAGTCGATGAAACGTATAATGAAAAATATTATACGATAGGTGGAGTAAAGAATAGAATTCGAGAATTAGAAAAACTCGATTTCTAATTTTTTTTTAATTTTGTGAGGTGAGTTCGTTTAGCCACTGATTCTAATATGTACGAAGGATAATATATATGTTTCATCTGAGTCGGGGGCCGGAACTCCAATACTACCAGTTATATTAGGGTAGTGTGTAGTATAAGGTATGAGAGAAAGATATGAGTTGAGTAGAGAACTCCTTCACACCCTTCAGGGTGTTTGGGATGAAGAGGGTGAGAGTTTCTCCTTCGTTCTCTTCGTACTCTCTCAACTCCAGAAGGAGGATAAGTTAAGTCTCCGACACGACGAAGAGAAGAACGAGTGGATCGTAAAGATTCCTTAACCTTTTTTTTTAATTTATCGGGTTGAGTTTTTTCGACTCTGATAGATAAGAAGATGAAAGGGTAATATAAATGTTTCATCAGGGGAGCCCCCAGCCTACGGTTTATATAACCCAGGCGGTTAGTGTAAGTATGAGAGATGAAAGCCTCCTATGGCAACTCAAGAAGCGAAACGCAGCAAAGACACATTGTCTCCGCGGCCACGAGTTGCCAACACATCGCGATAGCCACGGCCGTCGCTTTTGTAAGAAGTGCGATTGTATCCGCGCCAAGCGAGCAAACGCAATCGTTCAAGCCAACAAGCACAAGTTGTGGTTTGAATAGTTTTTTTTTTTACCTAAGTCAGCAATTACTACCATTCATATAGAGCTAATGTGTATGTATATTATGACACAAATAACAGATGGAGAAGATCTTTTGTTCCTCGCAAAACTCGCACAGCGAGATGGCTGGAGCAAAACAAAATTCGCAACTTTCGCAGGCATCCACCCGACGGCCGCTGGATACCTCTATGACACGGAGGCTATCGCATGAGCGATGCGTGTGTCTTCGGAAAGTGTCGGAGGTGCGGACAAGTGAAGTGCTCCCACGCGGACAAGACCATGGAGGGTGACCTATGACGTGGTATCATTGGCAAGGCAAGTGGTATTCAAAGTCCACACTGGACGTGAATGGACTTAGCACGTTTGGGTTGTCGAGGTCACGAGTGTGATACTTGGTGGTTGGCTGCTCCTGGCACTCGTGGTTGGGGTTGCCGCCTGGATGGCGATGTGAACGGGTCCAATACTACCACTTATATTAGGGAAGGTGATAGTGATAGTATGGTGAGAGCAACAATCACATTCACACTCGAGTATCCCAATGACGCACCTATGTCAATTCTCGAAAGTGAAGCAGATGAAATGCAACAAGCACTCCAAGACGAGTACGAGGTTGAGGTAGACACTGAAGTCTGCTTCAACTAATTTTTTTCTATAGGCAAGCGCAACATTCATATTAGCCTTTCACCTTCTTATCTAGTTGAGTTAAATTTTTTTAAAAAAAAAAAATTCATAAAATCCTATAAGTCCCCACTGGGCTTTCCCCGCGGAAAGGGCGGTGAGTCTAGTATATAAGGGGCGCCGCAATCCTACCAGTTATATAACGGAAGCGATATATTATATTTAATGACAAATCAAAAAGCAAGCAGCGACGAAAAAATCTTAGAATCTTTTAAAGATTTAAAAGATCAAGTAGTCGCTCCTAATGCAAATAGCTTAAGCGAAGTTATTATGAAGGTATTCAAAGAATATCCTACTACTAGCTTCACTCAAGGAAATTTTGCAGCTAAGCTTTCTAAGAGAACGCAACATATAAATCATGTGTTAACAGATCTTAGAAAGAAGAACCTTATTATAAGGGAAGGTTCTGCAAAACAATATTATTTCAGATTAAATTCTGAATAATTTTTTTTTATTTTTTTTAAAGTCTCAATCCGACCATTTATATTAGCCTTTGTGATAATAAGAGTGGCGTTTAGAAGTTTGTTCCGCGTTTCCCCCCGCATAGTAGTGGGTAATACCTTTATTCCTTACTTTAATTAATTTTAATTGATAAAATCCTATAAGTCCGCCCCCGCCCGTCGCGTAGGACTTGGCGGAATGCCCGCATACGCGCTGCCCGCCGTGCCCGTGCTGCCCTTGCCCTTGGGGCGGGCACTACATAAGCAGTTTTGGTCGGCCCTAAAATGTATATTCTTTGGGCGGGCCCTACAATAGGGGGTTTTGGTGGACTAAAATGGGGCGGTCACTACAATAGAACTCTTCACCGGCCCTAAGGTTCCTTTGTCGGGCCCTACAATAGCAGTTTGGACGTGGCCAAAAGTGCTTTACCGTCCCCCTGACCGACCGGGTCACTATATAGCAAACACAAGACATATATGAACCACAGCAGGCCTATACGCAGCTATATAGAACTATATAGTTAAGGCGGGTAAAGTGTTCCACCGATTAGTCAGAGGAAAATATTTATATAGTAGTTTTGTTAATAATATGTAATGACAAATCAAGTAAAAGTTCCAATGGGTCCAGTTGAGGCAAAACCTGCAACTAAGACTATTGGGGCAAAGAAAGGCGTAGTAGAGTCATTTGAGGACTTAAAGGGACAACAAGTACCAACCGGTGCAGAAATGTCTACAGGTTCTAATGGGGCTTTAATCGTCAAAATCTTTCAGGCATATCCTGACACTGTATTCACACAGAGACAGTTCGTGGACAGATTGGACATTTCAAATCCGTTCGTCAACCACATTCTACACGGGCTAATGAAAAAGGGCATTGTGAGCAGAGTCGGCAGTCCTAGAAAGTACTATTATTCATTAGTAGTCAAATCGGTCCAATAGGGCCTTTTTTTTATTTACGGTAGAGGGGGCACCTAGGGCATTAGTTATTCCTACTTAGCGGACACTACATAAGGGATTTTGGTGTGGCCAGAATTCATTGTGGTTTATAGGGGCAACAGATGTCTAGTAAGGGCGAGCAATACAACAGCGATTTCATTGTGGCCAAAAATTACTATTTTTCCCCCGATTATCAATATAATAATATTTATATATTAGTAAAAGAATATATAGTAATGACAAATAGAAATAGAAAAGTCCTAAGGAGCACCAAGGCATGCTGAACGATTACGTTATAGATCAAGCAATGTTTGACTGTGGCGAGATTATCAGTTATGCAATGGTAATGCGTAGAGAGCTAATAAAGGCAATGAAAGATACTACAGATCTTGCAGATTCAGTCTGTGAGATCATGGATGACTATCTTCCGGCCATTATGAGTACGGCTATGAAAATCAATGCAGAGCACCAAGAGGACATGAAAAACCTACTAGAACACAAGTGTGAGGGCAACCTATGATCACTGTGGACGGTATGAGTCAAGCTGACTTAATCAAGTCGTTTGCTGGCTTAGAACAAACCGAGTTACCTACTAGAGGTGAAGTTAAATCACTCAAGTCACAGGGTAAAGTCAAGTCAAAGCGTCGTATTGCGATGATTCCAAAGCACAGAAAACCATCACAGGTTTCTGGTCACAATTTGAACAAACGAATTGAGGCAGCAGACAAGCTATGGAAGAACACATGGATGTCACAACGAGGTGTCTTATTAAGACACGTTGGAGTCCAGTTCGACGAAGAGATGACAGCTTTAGCAAACTGTGTCGAGTGTCCCCAAATCGTGGTAGACTTTTTTATGAACCACGGAGGTCTAAAGAGATGACCGATGAATATCAAGTTAGATCAGACATGGAACAAGTTAGAGCTATCATAGCAATGATAACTATTCCTTGTCTAAAGAGGAGGGAGGCATGAAGAGCTTTCCTAGTAAGTACAAAGGCAAGTGCAATACTTGCAATGGACCTATTCCAGCGGGCACCATGATCAACTGGTCCCGTGAATTAGGGGCATTCCATGTCAATTGTGAAGTCATTATTGATGGCAAATCACAGCAAACATTGGCAGATGAATGGGATCGTGAACACGCCAACGAACCAACTTGTTTAGATCGTTTCGAGGCAATGAGAGTCGATCCAGTGTACAAAGATGTACCAGAAGATGCAATCTATACCTATGCATCCCAGGATACGAGGAGGAATCCATACCGATGACTCGTATCATGTGTGGTATTCATGGGGAGGTTGAGTCAACTACATGGGAAGGGGAACAAGTATGTCCTTGGCATCAAAGAGTGTCACAGTCCGAAGAAGGACCTGTCTTCATGTACGAAGAGTTCAATCAGGATGGGGAAGAATGGTAGCACCACCCCTTAACATAGGAGAGAGAGAGGAGGACGGAGTCGTCCTTCAATGACCTTCAAACTTTTTTCTTATCATTTCATGCGAGTGTTCGAAGGAACATTCATTTTCACTAATGACGAGTTAGAGGAGGTGGGACTAGGATAGACGAACCATCACGAGTCGAATATAGTGGATATGGCTACGACCACCACGGTATAGCAGTTACAGTAACACTTGAGGACATTGGCAAATATGCTGAAGAAGTCAAGAAAGAACTAAAGGAGACACATCCTGAGGGGTACACTGTAGCTACCATGATAGCTCAAACCGGGCTTTTCAAGTTACAAGATAACTTACCGTCGTGGTTAGACATAGACACGTCGGACTGTATGGAAACATACAGTGTCGACTGACGGCCTACTTTATATACATAGGGCAGGTAAATCTTGCCTAAATTTCAGTAATGGAAGACACAGAATTACGAGACGCATACTGCGACCTACTAAAGGCGATGTGTCACTTCAAAATCCAGGACAACAACTTAGTCATTACAATTGACTATAGTGATCCAGGGTTTGCGGAGTGGGACTATCTCAAACTCACAGACAAGGCCTACAAGGAGACCATGAAAATGCTTTCAGAAGAAGGCAAGAAGATCTCTGATTGGGTCAGTGAGAACTTTAGAGTCAAGTATGTCGTACGCAAACCATGTAACTGTCATGTACATCATGACGAAGAATGTGACTCACTATCAATGTGAGCTACACCTTTTTTTCCTTGTCAAATATAACAGATCATACAAGAGAGTGTCTTTGTCAAGATTGTGATAATGCTAAGGCTACGTTCTCATACGAACAGAGTCATGATGCAGATCCAATACTAATGGCAGTAGCACTGTTGTTAGATACACTTGATGTCAACAGCTGTACAGTTGTGGGCTATCGAGGCAATCATTGGACTATCGAGGATAGCAGAGGATGACTAGTAGTACATTAGTCAAACCAGTCTTCCCCGAAATTCCAGACAAAGACGCAAAAGAATTACTTGTCGAACTCTATGTCACTAGTGGCAGAAAGAGAGGAGCAAGACACACAGCTGACGGTACCAACTGTCCTAAGCATAGGAGAAACTGGTATCTCAAATCCAAAGGAATGCCTACGGGCTTCTAATTTCTTTTTTTCCTAAGTGTGGCAGTAGATAAATATTTAAATATAATAAAAAGAAATAATAGTATCAATAAATAATACTTATGAGCGAAGCACAAACGTCATTATTCGTTAAGTTAAGTTCAGATAGGCATGTAAAACTAAAGACCTATACAGCTCTAAACGGTCAATCGATGGTACAAGTCATCGAGGACTGGATAGACACATTGAACTTTAACTTTAAGAAAAATGACTGAAATAATAAGGGCTAATGCGGAATATTCATTAGGTCCAGGAGATTACAGCAGGTGTGAGTATTGTAAAAACAATGCTAAACACACTCATGGCAGTGATCCTCAACCTATCAATATGAAACCATTAAGCAGATACAAAATGATCAGTGAGCTTAAGAAGTTTTGTGATGAAGGCGAACAAGCCTTCTTCAAAAAATCAGAAGAGTTCGAAGGTCAGGAATCTGGAACAGGTATATGGACTGGCGGTGAAGGAAGTCCATCCAAAGATGAGATGGGCTTGTGGAACTACTGGGGAGAAAACCATCCAGAGATTGATCAATTCCTCGAGACGAGGGGTTGGTACCAAGAATGGTATGATGCAGGAACAGTTATGCTGTATCCCATCTAACCTATTTTTTCTTGCAAACATATATAGACAGTACGGGTAATGATACAGGTATCATTATCCACAAACCAGAGCCTACTATGTATACAATGGTGAATGGATATCGCATCAAAAATTGGTGTGGATTCGGTTCAAAGTGTCCAGATAGGTGTCTCTTTCTCTCACACCCAGAGGTGTTGGAGGAAATATTCGATTCAGAGCGTAACAACCTCTAATCACTTTTTTACTTATGGAAACTAAACACGCACAAGCTATCAGGGAGACACAATGGTGTCTTCAAGAGGCATATAAGGAAGCAATACGAGTCAGTGGTATAACAGATTGGTCTGATCACGAACAAGAAGACAAGGTGTTATTAAATAGACACGTTGAAGTCTTGCAAGTAGAAATTGCAAAGATGCTTCAAACAGCACTTCACAGTTAACATAGTTCCCAAACTTGAGCAAGTTCTACGACGACAGTCGTTACTAAGAACCTCTACGATCGAGTCGGAACGGTTAAACAACGTATTAGGAACAAATCCGGTATAAACTACAAGACACTATCCCTGTATGTAATACAGATAAGGACAAAGTTATGCCTAAACTTCCGAAGAAGTTCCACTCCAGAGTTAAGCGATGAAGGAGTAGGGCCGGAGATTACAGTAATGAATATATCAGACATTATAGACGAGTGCTATAAGTGTGAACCATATCGCAAGCTTGAGAGAGCTTGTCTAAATGGTCCTGTGAAATACGAATATTCGTGTTCAGAGGAAACACAAGAAGCACTCGAAGAAGCTGATCCAACAGGTAGAGCGTTGGAGGCAAAGTGTACAAACTTAGCAGAAGTACAGGCAGCAGATGCAATCAGTGAAGAAGCATTGCACAAGCATGTTCTCGTTTGTACAGAGCATGGATGTACTCTATTAAGAGAGTATAGACACGAGCTAAAAGTTCCGGGTTATTAACCCACATTTTTGATGAACGTATCAACGATTCATAACGGAGGATACTAACGGTATGAAAGTACCTGCAGCATTCTTCGAAGTTAGCCCTCACTGGGCTAAAGCAATTAGTGAAGCAAAGACAGTAAAAGAACTATCTGGCAATAAAGATAGTGGCGGATCAGTCCGAGAATTTGGCGATCGCTCTATTCAAAATGCACAGAGCTGTATAGTCGGCGAAGCACACCACAATACATTCAAGTGGGGTAGCTGCCAAGAATGCGATGCATTCAGCAGTCGATTCGGTGACATTCTCACAGGAGAATTAGACACCAAAGGCAATAGAAAACAACAGTTAGTTCAAAATATCACTGACTTCACATCTCATTGGAGAGAGGAGCACAATCCTTTAGTTCACTTAGACATTGAAACTGAAGATGAGCTTCCAGTCATACCTTGAATAGTGTGACATCCAAACTTTTTATTAAAAGTTTCGAGACATTGCTTAAAGGTTATAACGACTCATACGGTCGAATGACAGATGACAACATGACAAAACTTGTTCCAACCGTCAAGAAAGACGGTGACAACTATAACATATGGAATACAGATGATCGAGTAATGGGTCACGTGTTAATCGAATTAGTCATAGCTGCAACAAAACATATGTGCGGTGGCTCATACTATGTCGATTATAACCAAACAGCCAAGAGATTGGAAATCCATATTTTTTAAGGCCCAGAGTACTAACACTACCTGGAATGTTTTAAAGAAAGACACAGCGACCTCGACTTGATTTCGAGCGAGAGTTCCTGGGGAGACAGAGTAAGCTAGTCAAATGATTAGTCCTACCCCTTCCGAATATACAATGAGCGATCTAGTTCAGCCAAAAACATACCTAACTCTGATCATAAACGGATAATGCCGCATGAACAGCAGTACACACTAGTGGGATAAGTTGGTTGCTTCCCATACAGGCAGAATGACCTCGTTTGAGTATAATAGAGAATGGTCAAGTGAGTTAAGGGCATCTATGCCACCGTCGATTAGGACCTTAAACCGACGATATTAAATAGATAGCGTGCATACTCTTACAAAAAGGCGCGTACGGCGAATCAGTAAATACTTTTGTATGGATGTAATAGATTCAGTCAGGAGGTTGAAGGCACATCACCAACAACCTTAGGCTGGGTCGATGATTTATAGTCATTAAGATGTAGCAGTTGCAACTGTGCGAACTGAGATAACTTCTTTCGTGGCAGGTGTATTAAAGCAGAGGCCTTGTGGAGCGGGGTATGAGCAACAACAACTCATAATCCGTGTCGAAACATGGTTGCTGGGGAGATCACCTTTCACCACTTCTATTAAACACCTTTAACCTATTATGGACATTAGATAAATCTTTATATAATATAAAAATTAATAATACTTATGAAAGAAAAATCCGAGAGCTCGGTAATAGCTTCTTTCAAAGAACTAGAGGGTCAAACACCTGTTGTGTCACAATCAGCAGGCCAATTGATTCTATCTATTGCAAAGAAAGCACCTAAAACAGCTTTCAACCAAAAGATGTTCAGAGAAAAAATGCTAGAGATTGAAGGAGCTGCAACAAGCAATCCTGCAATTAATGGAGCCTTAAGAAAATTAGCCGATGGTGGTCTTATCGAAAGAGAAGTCCAAGGGAAGCATGTCTTTTACAGACATATTAAAGCAACAACAAAATAGTCAAAGTCAAGTAAAACTTAAACTTTGAATTATTTTTTTTTTTAATTATGAGCGTTAAAAATAATATTAGCATATTGGGTGTTGGATCCATTATTATTGGTCTTATATCATGGTCATTTAGTCTATGGGTAGAAGGTTTCTACTTCATACTAATTGGTCTTGCTATGGCAGTAATCCAGATGTTCTGGGGTACTTCAGGCAAATTCCAAGAAGTATTGGATAAGCACACAGGTGCATATGATCATGAACTTAGTAACAGTCCAAAGGACAAACCAACAAAGCCACAGAGGAGACAGTGGTAGGTTTTCTTAATATAGGTACAAGGTTACCTGAAGAGTATATTACAAGACGATGTGCCATACTGGCAAAAGTCGATTCTGGTAAAACATATACTGCAGGTAAGATTCAAGAGCAGATGGCCAAGAAAGGTTTACCCTTTGTGGTCATAGATCCAATGGGAGCTCATTGGGGTATCAGGACTAAATATCCTGTGTTAATCCTAGGTGGTGCTCATGGAGATCTTGAACTTCAGCCTGGGGATGGAAGGTACATAGCCGGTTTGGTTGTGGCCCAAAATCTCACTTGCATCCTTGATATCAATGAGTTTTCAAAGGACAATCAGCAAAGATTTGCAGCTGACTTTGGAGACGAACTTTTCCTATTGCACAAGAAGACATCTAGTCCAAGACATCTATTCTGGGAGGAAGCCGATATATTCGCACCCCAGAGAGGAACTGCTATGTCATTGCAGGTCTTGGATACCTTAGTTAGACGGGGACGGCAATTCGGGCTGGGCAGTACACTTATCACCCAGCGTCCAGCCGTTCTCAATAAAGACGTATTAACACAAGCAGACATTTACTTATTCCTAAACATTATCGAGGAGGGAGCAATCAAGGTAGTAAAAGATCTACTGTCAGTTGTATCCAAAGAAGAGCGTAAGATGTACATAGACAGTATGAAAGCCTTCAAAAAAGGCGAGATGTTGTTATATAGTCCAGCTTGGTTGCAGAAGATTAAGATCTTCCAAGGAGCAAAGAAGGAGACATACCACGCAGGAGCAACACCGGTATATGGGGAGACTCAAAAGATTCCCACTCTATTGAAATACGAAACAATGCATATTAAAAATGCGTTGAATAAATTAGCAGGTAATGAGGAAGAGTGTAACAGCAGGCCAATCATTGAGGAGAAAGACCTTAAAGCCTTGAAACCGGTTATATTCATTTCAGCAGCTATAATAGCAGTAACAATGGCGATGATACTATGAGAATTAATGAACTAGAAGAAGCAAGACTTCGTGAGCTATACGAACAAGCCAACGATAAAGATGATGATCCATCCTGGCAACTAATTCGTAGCTACTACGATACATTAGGTAAGAAGTATGGCTTTGATCCAAGACGTGTTATGATTAATACAAAGGGTGAGGTTACAAAGAGGTCTTACGAGACAGTGTATGTAGTACATGACTCAGCCAAGTCAGTACCAATAGCAGTATATAGAACTAAACAACAAGCTATGGAACATAGCATGAATGAGCCAACACTTCATTGGGATGAGGTTGGTCTTTACTAACTTTAACTTGGAAAATAAAAAATTATTTGAATTGGTCGTCGTAAGACGAGTAAGAGATGGCAAACTTAAATGTGAGTTTGAAACAGAGTTAACCTGTGATGATAATGTTGATGTATTCAATGTTATCGAGCAGCTTAACAATTCTATCACGAGATGCTTCAATGTATTACGTGAAAAGCCAATAACAGATTTACAGTAAACGATTACAAGGCAGGATCCAGGTCTCAGACCTAACGTAGGATATACGGAAAACCCAGTGCCGAAAATATCATAAGTTTACAAAGGAGTCGGAAGAAAGCATGCATTGATAGAGTTCCACACGAGCCCCTTAGTGCGTATCCTTTCGACCCTTTATTCCAGTTAACAGACGGTAGTATTAATTACACTACCAGTTGACAGTAGATCTGACTAGTCATGATGACGCATTTAGCTATGTAAGCCGGTACATCCCACTACTCAGACTACTATATTACAATGAACTATTTAATACAATGCGCTTATGGTGACACAGAATGTGATCCAGAGGGCAATGAACCAAAACAGATGTGTGATGAACACAGCAGGGATTGGCATGACGCAAGAGCGGAGTCGTACAATGACCTTGATTAGAGGCCTAAAATGTTAGCCATAGGTAACGGCGAGAAGTGTCCTTGGTGTGATTTAATTGTCACTGAGGATACAGATGTTACTACACACATGACGGAGAATCATAGGACAGAGTTTATGAAGGAGGTCTTCGGAAACTAATGTTTCAAGATCCTTATCTCCCTCCTGGGTGTACAACATCAATGTGTGAACCAGATGATGATCCATGTGCAAGATGTGGACATTTTTACAGTGCACACTATGATCCAGATAGCGGTGAGGTAATAGCATTACCTTGTCAGCGAGATCATATAGGTTATGATGCTGAAGGTCCTGAGCTTAACTCAGAGGGCGAAGTAGTACATGCATGTGATGCTGTTATTAATAATCGAACTAAAGAACAATGCGAATGCGAAGGTTACTTAGAGGGAGAGTATTGTCCTGATGAGTAATTGTGCATGTGGCGCGAATCATGTGGATGAGGGGTTTAAATTATGAACGAATATAAAAATCATATCTTTCTAATTGAGAGTAAGACCGAGTCAGTGGTTGAGGTAACCTTCAAACAAGCTTTAATCGGACTTGAGTGGTACAATCGGGATATAGATATTACTGATAGTTTAGCACTTGGTGCTGAGTATTTCACTCGATGTTTTCCAGAGCTATGTATGGATACAGAAGATACACATAGTGAGGTAACAGGTATCATAGGACCAGTAAATCTTGTTGAGTGATCAAGAAATATTCACACATCTACGTCATGATATTAGACTTAGAGAAAAAAATCTAATTTGTTTAGATTGTAAAATAATATTATCACGCTGGGACGAGTGAGAGAGAGACACATACTAATGAACGAATCAAATGAATGTCAAGCAACTGATTGTCAGAATATAGGACACCGAGTGAAGGCTGTAATAGCCTTTGATGACAAACCTGATGAGATACATACAATATGGTATTGTCAGATGCATCAATCCTTAACTGCAGCTCGTAAAGGGTTTAAAAATTAGACTTGACCGATTTTACAGAAAAAGAAATAGAGGTCTTCGAGTTCCTAGACAATCTTAGGGAATCCGGAGTTACGAATATGTTTGGTGCAGGATCATACATTAAGGAATCATTCCCTGATGTAAATTCAACCAAATATCTGTCCAAATGGATGGAAACATTCGAAGAAAGATACCCAAATGGCGATTAGATACATAACTATATCTAATCCCTAAACCTTTTTTTCTAATAAATTCAATATATTATCATGATAGGTATTAAAGAATCAATTCACAGCGCATTAATTACTTTGGTACTTAACAGAGAACAAGGCAAGAATTGCTTTGCACAGTTTCAATGTGAGTATTGTATGAACAAATGTACTATACCCCGAGAGGGAGAGAGTAAGTCTATATTAGGTTGTTGTCGATGTAGTGAAACAAACTATTTGACCGAGTACGAAGTGATAATAACATGAGATTAAACAATGACAATTGTTACATATATTGTAACAAGAAAACCATGCCCGGTAGATTCTATATGCAAGTCTACTTAGGGGAAGGGGTTTCGAATACTACTGAAGCATGGAAAGCGATACAATTAATAATACAGAACCAGAAGTAGAGTGGACAGAAACTAAACATATGATGTTTTGTGAAAGTCAAATCAACTTAGCAGGCCGGTGTACCGGATGTAGGTGTAAGTGTCATCGCTCCTAGATGTAGAGGTATATGTCACCGTACACAGGTGGGATTTAAAATGTATTCACATGCCAAGTTTTGTTCTAAATGTAAATGGTGGAGACCAAGGGAGAACACCTTCTGTGAGTGTTGCACTCAAATATTAAGAAGCAGACCGCGATCATATAATAATGGAACGAATATAACTTATGAAATCAAAAGAATCGAAAACAGCGAAAAAGGATTTGTCACTCCCCACAGGTGAGGCTCAAATTGAGACTTGTCACTTGGGTATACCTATTACAGAGTATGAGAGGGATAGCATAGATGAATCATCCTATATCCATGAACACCTTACAACCTTAAACTTTATAGTAAAAGAGTTTAATTGTAAAAATATCCTAGAGATAGGTACAGGTCCTGGTGAAAGCTTAATGGCTATGTCAGAAAATAATCCACATGCACATATAACATCAGTTGATATTGAATATGCCCATAAAGCTTATGATAAATTGATGTTTAGGATGCATAATATGTATAATGACTATCCTCTTAACAATGTGACCTTTATTAAAGGTGACTCGGCTAAATTAGATATGTTAGCTTGGTGGGATTTAGTATTGATAGACGGTGGACATACATATGCTCAAGTTAAAAAAGATATAACACAAGTGCAATCATGGGTTAAAGATGGAGGATTTATGATATTTCACGATGTAACTAATCCAGCTTGGCCTGGTGTACGTAAAGCAGTTGAAGAGTATTTAGAGAAAGACCATACTTGGACTAGATACCAATGGTTTAACTGTAATGGTCTTCTAGTATTAAGGAGAGAATTAGTTGACTGATTGTATACACCAACCAATTGTTGATAGTGAATCAGATGCTAGAGTCTTTTGCAAATATTGTGGTGCGGAGTGGTTTCACAGATGAATGTTAATATGATAATGCAAGGACTAGCTCAGATGCAAGATGACATCTATGCCTTTTGGTTAGATGACGCTAACTCCCAACAAGATAAAGACCAAGCTATACGTGACTTTGGTAAGTGCTTGGATACTATTTTAGATTTAACCTCGCCCGCTACGATTGCAAAGGAAGTTGTTATACAGACCTTGTTAGATAAACAGAACAAAGGTAAGTTGGCTGCCCTGAAGGAGGAGTTAGGATGAGTACTAATTGTTCTAAATGCCATGAGTCTATTTATTTTTCAGCACCTTATTACAGGATAGTGACCGAGTATGAAGGTACTTTTAAAACCTCGACCACGAATGAATACCAACATAAGAAATGTTATGAGGACAAGACATGAGGGGACTTTGCCAATTTTGTTTTTCATCTAATGAAGAGGTCACCATACATAAGGGAATGCCATCATGCCTAAAATGTGGTAAGGATAAAATTTAATATGCCTTTATCTAGATATTTTAGATGTGAGAGATGCCAGATTAACTTTGGTAGTATGGAGCAGTTAGGTCAACATAAAAACCAGGAGCACTCAGATTGGTAGATGTATTTATAGCAGCCGAGATTGGTTGTAATTGGCATGGCGATTATGAATTATTAAAACGAATGTGTCGTAAAGCACAGGAGGCTGGATGCAATGCAGTTAAGTTTCAAGCACTATCACAGCCACTAATTGATCGTCATCCTGAATGGAATTGGTATGAATCAGCAAGTGTTAACGAAATGAACATAGACTTTATCTCTTTATTAGTTACTTCAATGGGTTTGGAAATGTTTGTTACGCCTTGTTATCCTGAAGCTGTGGAGTTTATTGATCCTTATGTTACTATGTATAAAATTAGATATGCTGATAGAAATAACAAAGAGATATTAGAAGCTTGTCTTGCTACCGGTAAAGAGGTCATACTTTCAACTGATAGGATGATTGATGATTACGAGTCTAAATACAAACATGGTCAATTAAAACAGATATATTGTATTCCAAAGTACCCAACTGAGTACGGCGAATTGAACTTCGATATGATAAAGTTATTAAGGGGGTACTCTAATCATTGTTTGAACCCTATTGCAATACTTAACGCTGTCAGACATGGTGCAGAATATGTCGAATTTCATATCACTGATGACAGAAATGAATTTGCTATTGATAACAAAGTATCACTCAGCTATGCAGAAATGGATGAAGTCGTTAAATGGATAAGGAGCTATGAAAGAAATCCATTTTAGTATTGAAGTAGATGAACTAACTGATAGACAGAGAGAGCGTTTACATATTCTTATTCGAACTGAATTACAACGAAATACTGAACATCTGGTGATTAAAGGATTATGGCCAATCCCGGAATAATTATACAAGCTCGCTTGACGAGTGACAGATTTCCAAATAAGATGCTCTGTCCTTTGTACGGTAAACCTGTTATACAATGGACTGTTGAAGCATGCCTGAAATCTGGTTTGCCTTTTGTAGTTGCAATTCCAGATAAGAGAACTGACTGGGGTCTAGCTGAATGGTTTAAGTTATATGATCCTACAATTGAAGTGTTTTCAGGTCATCCAGATGATTTAATTTCTAGATTTAAGCATGTAAATAATGTAATGGATTTTGATCCTATTATTAGAGTTTGCGGTGACTCACCAATGATGAAGGTGTCTGATATACATGATGCTATGTATCAATTTAATAAATATGGTACATATCAGAGAGTAAACTTGGTAGAAATCTTTTCACAAAAAGAATTAGATTATGCTGCCAACAATGATCCGTTTATGGCTCGTCGTGAGGATTGTGTTAATATATTAAATCAGACAGTTGATTATCCAGAGGATATAGATAGAATAGAGGGTGAATGGTTATTGGATAACTCCCAAGATAATAATATGGAATTAAACAAAAATAGAATTAATAATGATTTATCAGATTATCAATCAGGAGAAACAGGACTTTAAATGAACGGATTAAAAATAACTGATGAGTCTTTAAAAAAACATCAAGAAGAAAGACAAACAGCAGCAGCTTTAGGATTTAAATTAATCAAACAATTTGTAACAGATTATCCGAACACTGAATATCCATCAGTTGATGATAATTTAATTGAAACATTTTGTAGAGGTGCTAGATTATTGGGTATGTATCACATGGTATTACCAGAAGATGATACATTTTGTCCGACTTGTAAATACACGACAGGTAAATTAAAGAATTGTCTATCACTTCATACAATGGAAGGTTCGGGCAAAGATTCAACACTTTGTATATATTGTAGTTATGAAGGAACTATACAAGATTTGGGAATGAGTTTATCATTTGGTGATGAAGAAGATCATGATTGGAACATACAGAAAGAACATGACTATTATAATAAAGCCATATTAAAAGCAGAGGGTTGGAATTGACTAATAGAGTATTAATAGTTGGTGCAGGGCCTTCCCTCAAATCTAATATAGCTGATTTTAAAAGGTTAGGAGATTTCGATGGGACTGTTATTGCTACTGATGCAGCTATTCAGCATTTACTCAGAGCGGATATCGTACCAACTGTCGGTGCTTGTCTCGAAGATCTTGCGGCGTTAACTAAATACTTTGTCCCAGATGTTGTAGTTGAGAGAGGACATGAGATAGAGAAATGTTGGATTAGTGATAGAGTTCACGGTCAAGTAAGAGCAACTATGAAGACCGCTAATATACCATTCGAGGTAGCAGCAAAGACTAGATTAATTGGTACCTCTAATGTAGGGTTGTTTAGTACAGCCATTGCACATTTAATTTATGAAAGCGACGAAATACATTACATCGGTATGGATCACTGTTACCCTGCCGATTCACCTCCTCCTGTACCTAAATCAGATCCCCTTTATGAGCTCGGGTTTTATGAGATTGTCAATCCTATCACTAATGAAACGCTCGTCTTAAACCCAGCACATGAGTTGTGGAGAGAGGAGCTACATGAGAATTTAAAACTTTGGCCTGAGGTCAAAATAATTAATCATACTGGTTATGGAGCAATATTCGGGAAACAAATTACATGGCAACCACTGAAAGATCTACAAGAGTGGAAAGAGAGTTACTAGTAGTAAAACTCTTTGCAATTCAAGATGCGACAATTCAGATGATGTACGCCCATAGAAGTTATATGAATAGGTGCTTTATGATATTACGTGACTTTAAACAAACCGGTGAAAGCTCGACCCACCTTGGGCTTACATCCGACGAATCAGGAAATCGCTGATAAAATTGAAACTTATTACTATGAAGAACTTAAACACTTTGATACTGTCATGTCAGTTGGCGAAGATTATTACACCTACTACCCAAAGATTAAACGAATTTTCTGTAAGCGGGTGTGGATGTTGCTTCTCGAGTACGACAAATTAGGTAATGATAAATGGCTGAGCGCGGGAAACTAACAGATGAATTATCTAAGCAGTTGTGTGAGCAGATTAAGCGTGATGATTATTATCGTGTTCTTAAGCACAAGCATCAAGACCCTGAAGACTATAATGAGATAAAATGGAACGGATTAAGAAGAAAATGGGCAATGTTACTCCGACATGGTCTACTCTAAATTTACTAATTACGCTATACAAAGAATATGAAAGGAATTGTGATAGACAACCACAGAAACTTGACAAGTGGACAAAATGGTTTTTAAACGAGTCCTTTGTAATAATGTTAAATCATGACAAAGACTTACCCGGATCAAAGATACTCGAACGAACACTTGGTTAAAAAATTAGAAGCTTTAAATTTAAAGTTTAAGTTACGTATGGATAAAGCACACTCTAGAGATAAATGGACAATAAGACGAGAATGGATAATTACACAGATTATATGGTTAAGGGAAGGAGGGGTAATAAGAAATGACATCATGCGAGATTTTGGAATTTTATAAGGACTCACTCCGTGCAATTGACTATATCTATGCATTCATCTACATACTAGATGATCCAAAGAGACACAGTATAAATAGAAAAAACCACCTCTCTGCAAAGGGGATTATATTGGAAAAGTATTTATACAAGAAAAAGAATATAATATTATGAAATCACAAGAAGAAGGAGATTATATTACAGCAGCAAGTCAAAGTGACTTTCCTGCACAATCTCCAACATCCAAAGTTAAAGTATTGGGTTTCTTAAATGATCTCGCAGTTAAAGATCCAAATCTATGGTCAAGTATAAAGACTATTGCTGAGGAATCTAAAGTCTCACCAGTTTATACTAGAAATGTATTAGATGTTCTAGTTGAGAAATCTGAGATTGAGCGAGCATTTATTGGTAGAAAACAATACTTTAGAATGTTGAAAGAATAGGATACTACAGGGTCGGTTCTAGAGTTTTGGGAGAATCTCTAGGACAAGTTTGTCATAGTTTAAATGGTTCACATGACGCCATGATTAGACATCTCACGAAGTCTACGATATCAAAAAGTTGTGTTTTCTTTCACAGTGACCCGTATCCTATTCAATTTTTATTACAATGAACGATTCACCCCTGCATACTCAAAGAGATTTAGAGTTTATCAAACGAAGACAGTATAAAGATGAGCTAAAGAGGATAAGTAATTTATTACCAAGATGTACTTATCCAGATTGCAACAATAAGACAGATTGTTTACACACAAGATGCTTAAAGCATCCAAGATATAAAGACTTTGAAACATATAAGCATGAACGAAAATAATTACTACTATTGTGTAGTACATAAACGAGCACTTCTAGAGGAAGACATCGATTCACATCGAGATTCGACTTGTGAATTTATTTTAGAAGAATTCCAATGGAAGCATCGCTCCAAGAAGAAGATTGAACCATTGCCACGCAATGTAATCAATGCATATGGTATGAAGATTTATAGACCTGAATCTAAACCCCCTACAATAGCGGTTAATACTATGCCTAAAAATGCAAAGATATTTGAACCAGAAAGGAGACAATTAGGATGAAACAAATACGAATGTTTAAGGAGTTTAATAAATGGTGAACGCCACTAGCATTGTTGTTGATCCTGTCATAACAGTCTGCAGTACAATGTGGGATGTTTTAAACTGGGGTGTGAGTGGATTGAAGAATCCCGAAGCATTATCGCCGGATCAATTCTTAATAGTAATTAGGAAAATGGTTGAAGCATTGATGATTTACTATGTGAAGTGTGGTCCAATATGACCATGCACTTGGAACTATCATGTATTAATTGTAGTACATTATTAGTTGAACTTGAACATTTTCCTTTAAAGTTAGATGAGGAGTTGGTCTGTAAAAAGTGTTACAATGATCTACTAAAACAATTGGGGATGGATCCGCTTTGAGAAACTATAAAAAACTGTTAGCCGATTTGAAAGAATGGCATGACTGGTGCATGGATAATCCAAATGAAAAAAGAGGACATATTGCCTATTATATAGAACAAATATTAAACGAGGCAAACACCGCATGAGATGGATGAGGGCTAGACGCTCTAACATCTGTACTGGTTGCGGTGGAGATATTAAAGAAGGGGATGATTATTATGGTAACAGTTCTTCAGCATTTTGCAAAGAGTGTGGAGTCAAGAAACAGAAGAGAGACTTGGTATATTCCAGTGAATCTAAATCTTATACTAATATAGAAAATCAAGTTATGTGTTTTAAATGTAAAAATCTATCCATTGGTCACTTGATGGGAAAGGCTGTGTGTCAGGAACATATAGGAGATGCAGTCCTTGATTAATGCTTTAGAGGATGATAGTTTGCAAGCTTATTATGCATTAATTGTAGAGTTGAGAACAACTGTATTAGAGGGTATACAGCTCCATGGTTATAATGTAAATGATTTAGTTACTAAAAGAATAGAACATGAGATTGAACAAGAATATGGTAGGAGGCTTTTAAATGAACAAACCTAATAAAGAAGAAGTAGCAAAGTACAAAATAAAGAAAAGTGCTTGGACAGAAGAGGACTCAAGAGATGTTGAATCCTTGCTGAATCAGTTAGTTCATGTATCAAGGATCAGATCAAATATCGATCCAAATAAGAGATGTATCTCGATATCAAAGCACGGAAAGTCAGTTGCCTTTGACATAGAAATGGGCCTAGTAATCAAAGAGATTATTGGTGAGCTTTGTAAGGACTATGCGAGATTATAATGGAAAGAGCTTGCATTGAGTGCAAACAAGTTCCAAAAGAGAACGGATATTATGATATCGATATTGGTCGTGTCTGTCACGGTTGTTTCGTTTCTAATAATGAGTCAGTTGTAAGTAAACCAAAATTTACAAAGAAGGTTTGTTTAGTACATAAATGTTCTACTTACAATCCTAATCAAATGGGAGCACATGAAATGCCATGGTGTGATATAGTTTCAATTGAAACTAATGGTGTGCAAAAACCAAAGACCAATTATGATGAAGCCTTAGGTGGTTTGAATGGTAATATTGGAAGACATTATTATAAAGATTGGACTGAGTTCTGTCAACAGAAAGATAAAATGATTCACGCCCAGAAGAATTGGGATAAGTATAGAAATGAATTTGGAAGAAGAAAAGGGAGAAGACCTGTTGCCTATTACTGAGAGAGAATATAATGAATTGCCGGAGAAGGCTCTTAAAACCAATAGGGAGTTGCTAGAGTTTATGGATAACCACACAGCTTATACAACAACTGATTTGCAAAAGTGGTTAGATATTCAACACCCAGCAGCATTATCCAAGCTGAAGAAACTTAAACTTGGAGGATATTTAGATTTAAAAATAAGTGGAAAGTCACATTATTGGAAGAAGATAAAGGATTGGCCTGATGATGAATTGAAATCAGCCAGTTGGGGTCACTGATGGTAGTTTCAGATAGAGATAAACTTTACAAAGCAACCATTGCTCAATTAAAGAGAGATAGCACAAACTTGAGAGAAAAGATGAAGTTGTTTGAAAAGAGATTAGACTTTACCCAAGATGAGAATACTAAACTAGCTGTAGAAATGCAAGCTGTTGTTCAAGGTGTATCTCATATTGTAAATATTGGACTTAAGTTGGCAGAGAGAGAGAGGGTGAACTCCGAGATGGGTTTAGATAAGAAAGAAGAGGCCACTCCAGTTAAGCCTATTGCCAATGATACAGGAGGTATAGGATAATGAAGATACCAATTGAAACTTATAGACTACTAAGAAAAATGGGAATCATGCGTGCATGGTCTACATTGGAGATAGTAGATATAACTAAAAAACAAAGATGTGCAGTCTTAAAGAGATTACACAGACTTGAAAATGCTAAGATTGTTGAAAAACGAATGGGCAAAGATCAAAAGTTCTATTGGAAGGTATGTAATATGCCAGACAAACCAAAGGCACCGAAGATCTGGAAAGAGTCGAAGAGCTTGGTACAGATAGAAGAGGATAGAATTGCCCAAGAATTAAAGGACTCGAAACAAGATGTATAATACATTGCCATCAGATCTAAGCTTGGAATTAGAGCATAACCGAGCATATCTTACCAGTGAAGTAGCCGACAAGCTAGCCATTAAAGATTCACAAGCTCGAACAATCTTAGCCAAGGAACTTAGCAATGATAAAGTCCTCAAACACAAGTTTAGAGGCAGAACCTATTGGGCGTTAAAACCTTAGGTTCTTTTCAGTAATGTTGTTTTGAAAAAAACATATTACAAAAGTGTTCGCGCACAATAAGAAAGGGTGTCAGGGGAAACTTTTGAACAGCAATGTTTTCAAGTGCCTCTCTTAACCCTTTCTTTTACAGGTTTGTCTCTAGCCTTTGAAAATAGAGTATTTCCCTTCGATTGGGTAGGTCGTGAATTACTTACCCAATCATTTACGATTATGAACATAAACGGAGAATCTTTTGCAGCAGGTATGGTACTTGGTATGGTATTTGCTATTGTGTCATTTGCATTGGGGTTTTATACCCCTTGAGAAATTGTACTAACTGTAAGGGTAGAGGGTATATATTAAGACCTTTTATTACTTCAGACAAGATAGTTTGTCAATGTGGTGGTAGTGGAGTTATGGACTAATGGGTAAATATGATTATGATAATGCTCTTGATTACACTAAAGTACAACTATTAGAAGATATAGCCAATGAACTAGCAGAGGCTAACAGATTAAAGAGATTACAATTAAAACATACATTTGGGGGTATAGGATTAGATGAGTTAGAGGATAAGGCATGAAAACCCTAGGTGCTATGTTTGATGATGCCGCAAAGGTACATTGTGGTGAGGAAGGCTGTTATGTTGGTACTTGTCCAGTTAATTGTTTGGCATCCTTAGTTTCCAAACACTTGAAGGAAAATGATTTATTTATGCTATATGGTGATTATATGTTAGCAAAGAGGTTAGGTAAATAATAATGAAAGATATAAAAGATATGACATCAACTGAAATAGTTGCAGGGGTTAGGGACGGTTCTATTACCTCAGAACATTTTGAAACCAACGAAAAATATATGGAATGGGCTAATAAAGATGATCGTGTGATACCACGTATTAGTGATGAGTTAATAGCCCAAGTAAATAGGATATTTGCACATGGTCCGAGTAGAGCTAAGAATCATGATCAAAGATTTGGTCAATGGTTGGTGAACAAAGTCCGAACTAAATACCAATGTGAAGATCAAGCTGCAACATCTAGGGTATTATTTAATTTAGAAAACCAAGAGATATTTGATATGATAAAGGATTATAATGACTGACCTAAACAGATTATTAACACTTCATTGGATGGAAGATGCTAGTACATGGAATGATGATTTACAGAAAGAATATCAATCCCTAAAAGCCAAGATAGAGGGGAAGATAGAGAAAGGAGATAAGTTTGATGTATTGAATGAAGTCTTTGAAGATTACCCTAAAGGTTGGTTAGATATGAAAGATGATTTAGAATCCCAAGTAAAAACACTTCATTCATTAAATCAAGACCTGAAATATAGCCAAGTTGATTTAATAAATAAAGTAGCCAAGTTAAAAGAGGTTAGTAAAGGTCATGTATTTGATAGAGATTATTATATCAATTTACATAATGAAGCAACAAGAGAAATAGCCAAGTTAAAAGAGGAATTAGAATTATGGCAAGATGAAATCATAAACGAGAAAGCATACTCATACAAACTCAAATCTACATTAGATGAGATTAAGAAATGGAAGAAAGTAAGAGACAACGCAGGATATTATACACAGGCTGAAATGTGGGAAGATTTAGAATCAATACTAGCCAAACGTGAGGATAATTATAACCCAGATATACAGAATCATTTACCATTAAATCATGAGGATAAGAAATGAATAAAACTTTTGATGATTACAAAGCAGAAGTAGCCAAGTTAAAAGAGGAATTAGTTAGATTAAATACTGAATGTTTCAAACTAGATAGAGAAAACAAACAATACAAATCTACATTAGATGAGATTAAGGAATGTCGTTATTTATTTCAAGGCAGAGTAAGATATAATCCAATAGAGATTGAAAAAGCAATAGCCAAACATGAGGGGAAGGAATGACTGACGAGACACACTATTGCAAATTGTGCAAAAACTTTATTTCTTCTAATCAAAATAAATTACATAGAGGATTGTGTGTGAACTGTGCATAAGTTTCAAAAATGTGCAGCCTCAGTTAACCATAGGGGTGAACTTAAGATTCCATACCCTCACAGAAGGGCAATATGTAAAGCCGCTGGGATTGAGGATTTGAAAGGATGTATCCTTGAAATAAATATTACAGTTATCCATTTAATAGATAACAGAAAGATTGATCTTTCTAAATAAAACCTACAGGTTAAGAAAAACAATTCGGAGGATTGATAACAATGAGTAATGTACAAGAATCAATAACAAAAATTGCAACTAAGACAGGGAAACCTGAAACTGAAGTGCAAACCATGTACGAAAGTCATTTAGCTAGTCTACCCCCAACAATTACAGGCGACATAACTCGTCAGAAATATGCAATCAAGTTGACTAATAGAGATTGTGGTGTAAATACCAAATCTCCAGCAGTCGCATTTGAAGGCGTAGTAATTGGTGCAGGTGAGACCAGAGATATGATGGAAGGTATATGGACAAAGGCTATTGAAGATTATCAAAAAGACCAAGCAGGAACCGTAGCTAGAAAAGAAGTAGCCATCATTGATGGTGCAGTAACTCCACTAGAGACAAGACAAACTTGGCCTTCAGGCGACGCCAACAAAAACTTTGGTAAGCCAAAAGCAAAACATGCTTATGTTAAAGACCTCATAATGGCTGTCAGAAAACCTGGCGAAACTGCTTTCACAGCAGGTAAGATGAGATTACGTGGTGACCAATGCTCGGTCAATGTACCATTCGGCAAAATCTGTGAGTTTAAAGCTCTCGGAGAACTTGTCAATAATGAGTTTGCATTGAAGAGTAGTGTTACAACTAACTTTAATCTTAAAGGTGAAACCACACCGGAACAATTTATGGAAATCTTAGATACAGCATTTCCAACTCACACAAAAGAGTTGGGAGAGTGTCTAGCATACCATCAATCTCTAACTGGTTCACCAGGTTTCTACGACAGATTTGTTATCACAGAAGGTACAGTGGCATTTATCAAATTCCCTGATACAGATGACAAAAACATTATGATCGTACTTAACGATGATAGTCTAAATGACCCAATCGATGGTATTACAATTTGGTTACCAAACAAATTCCGTGAATTAGTAAACTTCGGTAGATCTTCAGTGATCACTGTTGTAGCTCAAACCCGTGAGACAACTCAATGGGATAGAGAGGCAAGAGCAAACACAGATATACCAACAGTTTCTTTGAACGGATTTAGTGTCTTTGGTAGACCAGGTCTAACTACCCTCGCAGAAGAACCAGAAATATTATAGATCCCTAGATCTTAATATCTTCTTTTTCTTTTTTTTAATTATGAGAAATAAACGAAAATCACAACCAGATACACCATTTGAAGAAAATAAAGATAAAGCAATTATAGATATAATTGATACTACAACAGCACCAACTGAGTGGACTGAAAAAGATGATGAAATAATTAAACAATATCGTCAAGATGTAAAAGATGGTAAAGTCAGTGTTAAAGAGTTAACCATTAAAGAATCAATTAGTAAAGTAGTAGAACCAAAGAAACGTGTTCGATCAATCAACAAGATAAAATTCTGGTGTGTCACATGCACATCCAGTTATACAATTCACTTAAAAGCTGATGACGGTACATTCCAAAAACCACAAGGAATTTGTCCTCACATGACTTTACAAGATTATGAGATGTTATACTAATGCCCCCAGAAGAAGTATTAGACACAGCTAAGGTAGAGGTCAAGAAACCTCTATTTGTTAGTTCAAAAGATGCGCAATCTTTAACTGGTTTCAAAATCCTCTATTGGGGAGAATTTGGAACTGGTAAAACTTTTGACGCCTGTACATTCCCAGGTCCGATTCATATCATATCAACTGAATTTGGAACAGCACCTATTGTTGCCCAAACAGGAAGAGAAGATATATTTAGACTTGAATGTACAGATCCATTTACTGAAAAACCTGTAAAGGCTAACGGTGATATCGATGATGAGCCATTTGCAACCGATCCGGTTGATTCCCTCAATAGAGTTGAGGAAGCAACTGAGTGGTTGTTCCAGGCTTACAAGAGTGGAGAGTTGAAAGGCGGTACAGTTATCGTTGATTCGATTTCTGATATTTGGGCTTGGTTAGCTAATTGGCTAGATTATATAGCAAAGAAGCAAGCAAGTAAGAGTTCAGGAAAAGAATACATGATGAGAACAGAGTGGCAAAAAGCCAATGCTAAATACAAGTGGATCTTAATGAGACTACTTGCACTACCATGTAATATGGTATTGACAGCAAGATCATCTGCTGTGTATGATGGCACTGGAAATGTTACATCTGTAACTAAACCAAAAGCACAAGGGGAGACATCCTATTATGTTGATGTGGTAGCACATTTATCTAATGAGATTAATTCTGAAGTTGTTGATGGTAAGTTAACTGGAAAAACTACATCCAAACGTCAATGTGTAATTGAAAAATGTAGACTTGGTGATATCAATAATTTGGTATTAGAAAGTGGTACATATGAAGCATTGAAAGCAGGATTAGGTCCATTTGTACCAAAAGGAACGTTCATCTAACACTTTCTTTTTTCCTTAACATGATTTATCAGTACATCCTTTTACTTCAAAAAGAATATGAAAAAACTTTAAAACGGTATTTCGAACTAGGCGGGACAGCGGACTTCCTTGAGAAGTCTGGTATTAAAAAAACCTTTTTAAACCCCTAAAAGAATACTATTATGATGAATAAATTAATATTCATGCCTTTATTATTGGTTTTAATCATACCAATAGTATTCGCAGAAGAAAATACAGTCAACGTACCTTTTACCTCACATGGTAATAGTTGTACATTTGATGAAATAGCAATCGAATATCATTGCATCTGGCAAGGAACACCTGATAAGATGACTAGAGAAACTTTAGAGGAATTTAAAGACAATCTCACAGTTGAGGAATATATAGAAGCCTTAGATGACATTCTAGAGGAAGAAGCTAAAGCAGAATGCTTTGACAATCCTGAATGTCCTTTAGGAATATATAATCCAACACCAGAACCTGAAACACCACTATCTCCTGAGAGCGCATCAGAGAAGGCGTTGATTGAGAAAATCAACAATATCTTAGCAGCAGAAGACCCAAGATGTTATCAAGGATTTGGCACAACCACAGGTGTCCAACAAGTTAGAGACTTTTCAATCCCCGTGCATACTATAACACGAGACGGTA